GAAATGATTACATTTCCATAACAATGCGTTATACCATAATCTGTCTGTGCTGATACCCCAAATGCAGAATCCTCAGAGTGAACAAAGTCCATAGCTCTTGCGTGCGACTCTACCCAATTGTATCTGAATATCTCTCCAGATGCTCTAGATTTATAACTCGATCCGGTAGATCCTGCTCTGTTTTGTCCCAAATAATTACCTTCTACTATTGGAGAAATGCCCTGATTATAAACTCCATGTTCTAGATAGGAATCAACTACACCGTTATCATATATTTTGCAATTTCGTATTGTCACTCGTTTGCACGTTTCTGATAATTCCCCATCTTTAGACTGGGTGAATATACCAAATCCATTGTTAGTAACAACCAGATTCTCAAATAATAAATCTTCGCCGATTACTACATAAACACCAGCAGCAGATGAATATATCTCAGTACCGTTATAGTACCATGTCTTATAAGTTGATCCGTTTCTTGCTCCTTGCAATTGCAAATTCTTTATTTGTATGAACTTTGGTTGATATATTCCCTTCGCATCTTTTGGTCCTCGTTTAATAACAATTCCACCCAAAGATTCTCCATATTGTGGGAAGTCTGGGTTAAACACATCGAAGTTTCCACCCATATTGCACCCTGGTGCTGTTTCCGCAGCACTAAAATCGAATGTTGGACGATTTCCATTTGCATCAGTAACACCATTAATAACAATAGGATTGCTGGATGTGCCTGAACCTCGTAGACCAATTTTTGTCTTATATGGAGTAGATTTGTGAAATACGTTCACTGCGTCCCCAGCAACCAATGCTCCCCAAGGAACTAGGTCTGGTGTCTTATAATCGTATTGTTCTCCGACATTATAGGTATTATTGTCACCAATGAATGGGCGAGTAATTGGATTTGATGGGAAGCTGACCCCGGGTACCGCAGCACCAACCACCACACTAGCAGAAGTTAAGGATACTGTTCCTTTTGCGTTAGACGCAACCACAGAGAAAGATATATTCTTACCAATATCGCTAGGCGTCAATGTGTAATACTTTGATGTAGCTCCAGATATATTGACCCCATTAAACTTCCATTGATATGTGAATGTTGGAGAGAATGTCCAACCACCAGCCGAAGCCAATATAGTTCTGCCAGAAGTTACGCTCAGTGAATCTATAGCGGGTGGGTATTTGTTAGAAGGTAAATCCAATATATAAACCTCCGCCGTAGTGGCAGTTAACGTCCCGGCTATATTAGTAGCAGTTACCGAACAATAAATTCTATTACCAATCGATCTAACATTTGTCGAATAAGTTGACGAATTATTACCAAATGATACTTTATTAGAAAACCATTCAAACGTATAAGAAGTATATAGCGTAGTCGGATAATTGACAGTTAATGTGTTTCCCCATGCTCTACTCCCAGTTAATGTTGGTACCGTAACGAATTTTGGAAGTGGGACAACATCAGCAGTCAGTATTGATCTGGTGACAGTAGTACCAGAAGAATTGCTTGCATATACATTTACATATATCTTACAATATTCGTCCACAGGAAGAATAGTATAAGTGTTACTAGAAGAAACTACAGTTTCTATATCGTTGGAATCTACTTTTATAAACTGATAAATGAACGCAGTAGGACTATTTGACCAACTGCCTTTGGATGCAGTTATCGTTTTTCCGACAGCAACCACTCCGGTTATAATCGGGACAGTTGCATTTCGTGGATATGTAATAGTTGGCGTTACAGTTGTCTGGTTATATTGTAGATTAGATATTCTGGTGTCGATAGCAGCTAGGGAATCATCTATAGATGACAACCTACCAGTCAGTCCAACAATATCAGAAATAACATGAGTATGTACAGAATTAGCTTTAGTAGATAAGTCAGAGTTATTTGCTTTTTTCGCCAACTCAGTATCGGTATATGTCTTTAACGTATATGTGGATAAATCTGCTGAGGTAATAAGACCAGTTAATTGTGTCTTCAAGGCATAATCCGAAAGCAGTGCCACCAAACCAGATATTTGGTCGGTAGTGTGCGTATGAGTTATATTGGCTTTAGTAATCAATTCTGCGACATTTGCTTTTGTAGCTAACGTTGTTTCTAGATTGGCAATGTCTGATATACCATGCGTATGTACTAAATTTGCTTTTTGATCCAAAGAAAATTGCAAGTTATTGACGTTGCTGATAGTATGCGCATGGTCTATTCGTGCTCTCTGTTCTAACTCTGAAGTTAGCGATCTCACTTCTTCTATAGGGTGAGTATGTGGCAATATCCCGGTGTTATTATCCATTTGCGTAGTGACTGCTGGTGCCAAACTAATCGACGCATCGTATACATTTGCTACCGTCCCATCTGAATTGTAATATAAAAACCCGGTTAACGGTTCAATTCTGGTGTCGTCTATTATAGGCATAAACAATTTCTCCATTTATTTTAACTTATTTATTCAATCATAATGTCATCAATATCATCAACCACAAAAGCCTTTTCTATATTAGGTAAACTAATATATTCCAACGTCGATACTTCGGTATTCACTGAAGTAATTACGAATGCCTGCGATAGCCATATAACCGCAAAACAAACAGTGCCAGTTTCTGTTACTATGGTTGGATCAAGTATACATATACGAGATTTTGGCACTGGTATCAAACCAGAAAACATAGATTCGGTTTATATGAATTTCTTTGAATCCACAAAAGAAGAAGATTCTTCAGTATGTGGAAAATTCGGTCTTGGTTCAAAATGCATTTATTATTATTACACTGGTGTGTTTGAAGTAAAAACAGTGGTGGATGGTTATGAGAGTCATTACAAATTTGAAGGTGGAGATGGAAAGCACCCATCAAAAGAAATATTATATGAAAACATTAGAAGCGATTCTCCGACTGGGGTAGCGGTATCATTCAAAGTAAAAGATATAAACGCAGTCAAGTGGCATCTAGCTAAATTGGCTACATTTTCCAATGTAGAAATTAACGTTTCTAGTATACTAGATAAAACCAACTTCTATAAAGAAACCACACCGTCTATATTAAAAGGAACAAAGTGGAAAACATATATACAAACTAGTAATGTCCCAACCGCTCAACATATGCGTGGGGCAACAATAATACAAAATGGATTGCTGATACAGGCACCAGCAACGTATTCTACAGAAAATTTTATAGTATTTCCATTAGATGATAAAGCGGTTCCACTATCTTTAGACAGAACCGAAATAAAATTAGATACGGACGATCTTAAGAAACTAATAGCATCGTTGAATGCCGAATTGAAAGAATACGTAACTCCATTACTACTCAGTTCTAGTAAGTATGAATTGCTATCCAAAGCAAAGTCCCTACTAAATCACAACAATTCATATATTGCCAATTTATTGGGTGATACAACCAGTATGGGTCGGTCAATACTTCGTGACTTTGAATTTAATAGAAGAGAACTTTTAAGTAAATTCGAATCAACTTCCGAAATAAATGCGGTTTATTATGTCTATGAATCTTCCACACGATATTCTAAAATCACCAACGCATATGATGTTCCAAACACATATGACTGTTATAACAAAAGTTGGTATATTCTTCCACCACGATTGTCGAACGGAATGAACAAAGTCAAGCATCATATGCTTGCTAATGGAATAAAATCTTCTGGTGTGGTAGTTGCTTCCGATACAACCAACAAAAAAGACTGGTGTCTTGGCTTCGACAATTATATGTTAGTAGATAAAACATGGAAACATACTGTTGCTCCTACAGTGTCTGCTCCTAAAATAAAAGACGAAGATAGAATACATATAACAAAACGAAAAAATGGAGAACGAGATGTTGCGGTCAAGTTGTCAGAATTAAAGCCGGGTATGAAACTTCTTGCTATAGAAGATCGTGCTTATTTTGAATTTCTAGATTACGATGAATGTTATTGCACACCTACGTTTTCATCAGCCAAAGACCAGAAAATATTTGATAATTATTTAAAAACAAATAGTATAGAAGTAACATCAACCAAAGATGTTTATGATTATATGGCAGAAATAACATCAACCCCAGAGTTTGATGATTATATGGAAAGACTGTGCGATTCTGCAAAACATATATTGTCTTATAATTTAAGCAGATTCTTAAACATGCTAGCTCCTTTGGAAAAAAATATAGCTAAACGAAATATATTAACATCGTTGCTATTGAAGCGTAGGTCAGCATTATCCATTTCTACAACTTCGTATAGCGTAAATTACGACAAAATATGGAATTATGTTCGTACACATACTGACAATTTATATTATGCGTCTTTGGTGGAAACACTATCTACTGTCGTAAATGTTTCGCACGATATAAAAGATACATACCCCTTGTTGTATCAACTGATCGAGCATGGATCTATACACGAAGTAATGATTCCTAACCTAATTGATTATATAAACTTAATAGATCAAGAATAACAAAAAGCCACTGAGAATATTCTCAGTGGCTTTTTTCATTTCAACAATCACATTTTGTCAAAAATACAACATGGCATATCTTCCCAAGATGTTCTATTGGGGAAATTATTACAGAATACTGTTTATTAGAATATAATAATTTACTAGTTGATAATATAGTGTGGTCAAACGATATTGCATAATATTTCAATATATTACGAGCCTCTTCATTTGTCTCTATTACCGAAAATGACGAATCTAATAAAAATATAGCAGTTGGATTTGTGTTGGTTACCACATTGTATTTTATCCGCAGTTCTTCCAATTGGTTTTCTAAGGTTATATCCTTGAATAAAAATATATAAGCTTTATCACCGGCTGATCTTGGACTATGCGTATAATCTGCTCTTATTTTCACATCTGATATTTTTAGCTTTATCAATGAGCACCCATCTATCATATGTTTGATATCAGCATACCCATCAGAAATTATAAAATAATCTGATAGGTTAGTATCGATAATAACCGATTCGGTTTTATCAAATAACCTGCATGCGGATGGATTCGTATTTTTTATTTTGAATTCCGAATCAGTTACCACAATCGCATCTTGTACTAAGTTGCTAGTGGAAAGCAACTGGCGTTCAGTGTCTAAAAATTTCGCTTTTAAGGCATCTGCTACTTCAACTGCCATTTTGGTAGTTTCTGCAGCGGCGGCCAATAATGCTTGTTGGCTAGCCATAACCAATACATCTTGTCTATTATGCTTGTCTTTTATTTTCTTTTTGTTCTTGAAAAATGAAAACATGATGTGTACCTCTCTCCTGTATCATTATCGAGAAACTCTATCTTTTATTTGATATAGCACTTGTTTTAGTTCATTGAATGCCGTAGTCAAATCCATATTTCCTTTATAGTAATTGTCTATTATAACATCTATTCGCTTCTCTCTTTCGGTTGCACTGCCGATCAAGTTATACATGATATATCCCATAGCAATTATTATGGCGATCAAAATGGATATAATTGCAGAGGGGCCGCCAGCCAATACAAATCCAAATATTTTCGTAAAAATGTCTTCTATCATTTTCGCAATTCTCCATCTATATGATAGCGATATATTTTCGTAATATATCACTTAAATAGTTAAAGTTTTTGCGATAAACATAATCACCACATAAATACAGATATACATAAACGGAGAGAATATGCCTATTATTCAACCACAGGGCACAAGCCTGACAGGAAGTTTAACACAAACTACATCGGTGTCCAATTCTAATCATACTCATAATATTGGAGATATTGGTGGGCTCATTGGGGTTTTGAATTCAAAATCTGATGTGTCTCATCTACATTCTATAACATCCATAGTAGGGTTATCACCCGCACTTGCTACAAAAGCGGCATCGGTACATACCCATACTATTTCAGATATATCTGGACTTGGTGCTCATATGAGCACCATGACAGATTCTGTAGCCACGTTAACACAAACCGTGTCTGGTCTTATTACGTTGACTGGAGACCATACTACACAAATATCACAAATACTATCACAACTAGGATCGAACGCAAGCTCTAAACCAGTAATAGTTTCAGCCCCAGTTATAACCGGAACTCCTGCATTTGGATCTACTTTGTCAGTATCCACCGGGAACTGGACAAACTCGCCTACCGGTTTCTTTTATGTGTGGAATAGAAAAAATACTTCTGGGACCGTAACACAAATTGCTGGCGCGACTGCCAGCACTTATACTTTAGTTGCTGCCGATGCGGGTATGTATATTAGTGCCGATGTTACTTCTGCAAACTCATTAGGTGGAAATTCCCTACCATCCTCTTCCGCGTTTACCACAATAGTGTCCAAACCACCAACTATAACAGTTAACCCATCTATATCTGGTACATTTGCTATTCTACAGACTCTAAGTTTGGTTATAGGAACTTGGTCAGACTCTCCATCATTTACATACCAGTGGTTGAGAAATGGCACGGCTATATCTGGAGCAACTGGGTTATCTTATGCTACACTTTCGTCCGATGCTGGGCAGAAGATAAGTGTTCGCGTAACTGGAACTATATCTACCGGTTTTGCTACCGCAGATAGTGCAGAGGTTACTATTGCTGGTGTACCAGTAAATCAAGTATTGCCTACCCTATCGCCTTCAGCTATAAACATAGGAACTCCGGTTTCATGTGCCGCTGGTACATGGTCGTTTTTCCCATCGTTCACATATCAGTGGAAAATAAATGGTGTAAGCATACCTAGTGCAACTTCATCGTCTTATACCACAATCTCTTCTGATTCTACAAAATCCCTAACATGTACTGTTACTGCGACAAATTCTGCTGGAGTTACTAGTGTAGATACTGCAGCAACTGTTGTTGGTACGGCGACTGATGGTGGAACAATCTACGGTAGTATAAATCGAGCAAATTATGGATTTAATGCAAATATAAATGATTGCTTGCCATTCCCTGTAGATAATGCATTTAATACAAAAATAAACACGTACCCTATTTCTCCATACAACGCAGCATTCCAAGAGAATTTTGGATGGACTAATTTATACCCCGACTTTGGTGGACTCATGTCGCCTCAGCCAAATGGAGAAACCGGCATATTATATGGTATACAATATCATGTCGTAGATGGTGCAACTCAACCAATGGTATCAGTAACATTTACTACCGAATGGGGTTACAACTTTGGTAGTGAATCAGACAGCGGTCCTATGCCAATCCCATTAGACATTCAAATAGAAGGTGGTATAAATGGCTACGATCGTCATATAATTGTTTTAGATAAAACAAATAAAAAAATATATGAGCTATATCGTGTAACCAAAATGGCCAACAACACATTCATGTGTGGATCGGCTGCTATATTTGATATGACTACAAATACATGGCGTCCTATTGGGGTAGCCAATGAATGGACCTCGGCATCTGCATCGGGTATGCCTATATATCCTGGTCTTGTTAGATATGAAGAGGCCATCCTTGGCCCAGGCGGCATAAAGCACGCAATTGGATTCTCTATGAATTATACTCGCGATGCATATATAGCACCAGCTTCGCATATATCAAGTTCTAATTCCGAACCATTTTACCTACCGATGGGCGCAAGACTTCGTTTAAAATCTTCATTTGTTATAAATGCCGCGTGGCCTACCGAAGTAAAAGCTATTTTAACTGCCATGAAAGACTATGGTATTATTTGTTCAAATAATGGTTATGATGGTTTCTTTACTGGGGCTGGCGACACTAGATGGAACAATGCAAAGATGAACCCCATCTTTGCAGGAATAACATTGGATAGTTTTGAATTAGTAGACACTGGTACTCTATATACTGCTGGCCACATTGCCATTCCATATCCACAAGTTCCAACTATAATAAACAACCCATTAATATCTGCTACCCCAAGAGTAAATTCGTGGAGTTCTGTTTCCAATGGAGATTGGACTGGAGAGGTTTACAAATATATATACCAATGGGAGTTAGAGGGAGTCGCAATTCAAAATGCAAAGTATGCAAGCTATAAGCCAAAAATAGGAGATCTTGGTAAACAATTATCAGTAACTGTAACTGGTATAGGACCAGTTGGCCAACTGTCGTTTACCACGCCATCCAAAACTATATTGGCAGAATCGTTTACTTATGTAAAAATGCCTTCTCCTGCTTTATCTCCACCATCTAGCGGACAGCCATCATCAAACCCTGTTACTTATGCGATGACTGGCGTTAGAACATTCGATATAGGTCCAGGAAAAACATATACCACACCAGATACATTCCCTTGGCATACTCTAGTTGCCGGTGATGTGGTTAATATATATTACTCAGCCACTCCATACAATACGTTAATTACTATAGATGCATTTGGTACAGAAACTAACCCAGTAATAATAAATGGTGTTACCGATGCTAATGGAAATCGTCCAAAGTTCGATGTGACTGCGGGTTGTTCAAATGCGTCAGTATCTGCTCCAATATATTACCCATCTAACCGTTTGTCGTCGGATGGCTGGAGAAGACTTGGTGTTTTTAACTTGGCCATTCGCGGATCGGCCCAATGGACTAATTATGCTACTGGCTGGTACCCAGAATATATCACGTTTCAAAACTTTGAAGTGTGTGGGGCGAATACATCTACTCCTAACTTGATAACTCTACCGGATGGAACTACTGCTCCGTTCTTCAATGGTGCTGCATTTTATTTCCTACAGTCTAGAAATTGCACTATTGAAAATTGCAAGATATATAACAATTCGTTTGGTGTATATACTCAAGCAAGAACCGGAACCTCGCATATTAACATCAACACTACTATCCGAAATAGTCACTTTGAATTGAATGGTATCGTTGATTCTTATTATGAACATAATTGTTATGTTCAAGGCATGACCCCAGTTGTTGAAGGCAATTATTTTGGTAGATTGAAGTCTGGTGCAGGTGGATCAGCATATAAATCTAGAACAGTTGGTGAAGTATTTCGTTATAATTGGTGTGAGTCACATGCAAGAGCAGTTGACTTAGTTCATTGCGAAGACTGGGCAAGTGTGTCTACTGTTCAGCCCGATCGCCCATACACTTATGTATATGGAAACGTCATATGTAATCTATCTACTGCTAGCGGATATACTTGGTCACCAGTTCACTTCGGTGGAGATAACACTGGTGAGGATAGCGGTTCGAGTTATGAACCACAGCTACGTAGTCCACTTGGTTATAATAAACCCACCGACCCACCAAACAGATATCGTGAAAGATTGTTCTTCTACAATAACACTTATGTGACTGGTGGGGCTGGTGGTATGGGTTCTCAATATTTCGACTTGTCATTGATGGGTGGAAATTTGTCACCTAACGATAATGGATATGTACATGACAGAACTAAAGTAGATGCATGGAACAATGCATTCTATTCTGGTGATGGTGGTGCAAATAGCTGGGTCCAATATGCCGGTACCGCGCATTTACACGCTACGAACAATGTAGATGGAACAGTAATCGATCATCCTACTGCACCTGCTTCGTTCGTTGCCGATGCACCGGGTAGACTAGATATAATAAAAGAATCTGGTATAACCTATAACTCAAGCGGATTCGCCAACTTTGCCAATTTTGATTATACTCCCACTTCAACATCAACTCTATTGAATAGAAGTATAGATGATTTTCAAACTACCTTTTCAGGGTCAAATGCTGGTGGGGTTCAACACTACAATGTAGAATTTATGCCGAAAATTCGATCCAATGGCATGGTTCCTAGAACCGTTCAAGGATCAGCTATGGACTTGGGAGCATTTGAATATCTGGATAGTACAAAGCCAATATGTTCAAATCGTCCAACAATAACCGGGACTATTATTACAACTGGCAATGTTCTGACTTGTTCTACCGGTACATGGAATCTTCCATGCACTTATACTTACCAATGGAAAAAGAATGGGGTTGCCATTTCTGGGGAGACAAATAATACATACACTACTGTGGTAGCAGACGACACTGCTTCTATTACGTGTGTTGTATACGCGACAAACGCTGGGAATACCGCATTCATTAAGTCTAACTTGGTTTATATTGGAGCGCGAACAATTATTGTTAATTCAGATTACGCATATGGATCGGCTCCGGGTACTGGTGCCACCAGTGGTACTGGTGGTGGTGGAACTACACCAACTACCGCCCCTCCATTACAAATGGTTGGTCCAGAGATTATCGGAAATACTCATGTTGGACAAGAAGTATGGGCAATGCCAGGTATATATAGAAACGGAGTAGCCTCTATAGAATATACTTGGATGAGAAGTGGAACAGCTATAGCAGGTGCCACCTCTAGACGATATATTCTTACTTCTGCAGACATTGGATCATTGTTAACCGTATCTGTGAAAATAATAAACACTACTGGTAATATCACAGCAGTATCTCCAATTTTCACAGTAATCGCTACTGCCACTGGTCCTATAGACCCTAGTGCAGATGGTGTATATACATTTGACAGACCGGATGGTACAGTATCCACGATATATGGATTTGAAGGAAGCCCGGGAAATTATAAAACTAATGGCGAAGCTTTGGTACCGGTTACTGGTACAGGGTCTTACGGTGGTATGTTGAAAGTAACTACTGCAAATAAGGTTTACACCAGAATCGATATTGTTAGTAAAGCTAGTAGATCTGGCCCATTAGATGCGTGGCTTGCCCAGAGCAATACTGGTACAACTGGTGGGGTAGGAATCCGATATAATGGAACAACTGCTGCATTTATTGGATCAAACGTTGGCGAGTACACCGATATACCAAGTTTAATATCTAAATCTTCGGATTCATTTGTAGCAATGACTTGTATAATCGATACTGCAACTGGACTGGCATCGGCCAGTGCGGAAGGACAAACGTTCAAACATACCAATGGAACATTCACCTACACGGTTAGTTCTCCAATGAATGGATTTGGATTTATACCATCCGGGGCGCCAGAAGCAGATGCTGCTGTTTATATTTTAAGAATTAAGTAAAAACAAAAAGCCATACTCGATATCGAGTATGGCTTTTTTCTTAAATAAGATATTTTGAGAGAATACTATGCGACTAAATGAGCAATTATCATATGCAAAAGATACCCTACAATTGGTAAATGCATTAGAAAAAGAAATATATAAAGAATTAGAACACTTTGGCGGTACTGGCGATGAATTTGTGCAAGATAAAATTCTTGATTGTATGATTGCCGTGTTCGACGATTATCTAGATAATAATGCAATAGATTATGTTGAACTGGCTTGCCATTTGAGTAATTCTACCGCTGGGTCGTGGGATGATAACCACACAATAACTTTGACAATAAACCCGATTGGTGGATTGTGTGCAGATATTGGTCCGACTATAGACGAATGCAAAGAATATGATTCGTTATCATACGACGATTATCTTAAAGAGTTATTTTCTAAACTTATAACAAGATTAGTTGGTATATTTTTACACGAGCTACAGCATTCGTTGCAGTCATATAATGCGAACACCGATAAACAAGAAAAAATATTCAGTTATCGCAGCTATACAAATAAAAATAAACAAGCATTTTATGATAAAGTAAATGCTGGTGTATTAGATATAGATTATAAGTCTTCTCCTGAAGAAATAGATGCACATGCAGTAGAAGATATAGCTAAAGTAATAGCGAACATGAAAGACTTTGATACTGATGATAAAAAACGATATATAACAAAATGTTTCCAAACTATAGCATCGCTTGGTAAGAAATATATTACCGATAAGATGGTTGGTTCTAACCAAATAGCAATAAAATGTCGCCAAAGATATATGAAGAAAATATATAAAGGTCTAAAAGACTATCTAGACAACCATATAGAACAATAAAAGGAAAAGCCACTGAAAATATTTTCAGTGGCTTTTCGCATATTCTATCATTTCTTTCATAGTGCCATAAGCCACCCAATCGTCCACGCCAGGGTCGAAAACAGAATACAGATTGTCCGGCTCGCCACATATTGTATATCGATTTATCATGACATACCAATCAGTATGGTCTTTGAAAATATAAGCATTGCCTTTCAACTTTTCAACAAAGGCAATAACGAAATCTTCTGCGCCATAATAATCTATCAACTGATGTATTTCATTTTCCGATTTTATTATCATAACAAAATTTCCTAACATATGATAATGGTTTCCCACCAATGATTATTGAAAACCCACTATACAAATTTGGCTTTTTCGATGCGCAATTGGTGATAACCCATTTACAATACTCCATATGATTCCCATACCGTTTCCACCCAAGCATTTTTAACAAATATAGTTCGATAAATTTTATATTTTTATCGGTTTTTATTATCATGATGTTAACAATTCTTCCCACAAAAAACTAATAAGCGTATCTAATGTTTCAAATGAATAGACATCACTAGGCACAATAGAGTAATTCGCGTAGCCATATCTAGCATACGCCGACCGGTATATCTGGTGCTTGTCGAGCCATATTTCCACATCTTCTAACATATCATCATAGTGAATAAACATTTTATATTTTAATGACAACATATCCAGATATGGTTCGAGTTTTATATGATCACCATCGAATGCATACGCATTCACAAATTTTTTTATTTCTTCGGTATATTTGTTTTGATATATAATCATAGATTAAACTTTTCTTTTACGAGTTCATAAATTTTATTTACTTCTACGATATTAGATTCATATCTAAAATGAGTCACATCTTCTTCAACATATATTGCTATTTCATTACTACCGTTGGTTATTGTTATTTTGAATGTGTTTCTAATAAACTTTATAGAAAGCCACGCATCGGATTTTCCTTTCAACATAAGCATTGTTGTTATTTTAGACAACTGTGGTACGAGATATTGATATTTTGTATTTTCTAAATTTTCAATCATCAACTCATGAATGATAGTGCAAATTATCATATCGCCTCTATTAATTTTTGTGTTAACTCATCATAATCTACTCTTTTTGCTATTCTATAAAATGAAGAACCGTGTTCCAGATCAATCCCATCACAGTCTGGTATCTTTCAGCATTATTGTATAAAATGCAGGAAGAACACTAAAGTATACGCAATCCATATTATCAAACCACATATTATACTCTAGTCGCTTCATCATCAAATGAAACAAAAAAGGCTGCAATAAATCTGGTAGGCACCCATAGATATTTTCTTTTAATGAAATCACTGTGTCGGAATAAGTTGTGCTATAGATTATCATTTATTGTCTTGATTAGTTGTTCGATTGACTCTGATGTATTCTCAAGAATGAATGGTGTTGATTCATCAACTCCAACCAAAACCTCCCCGGTTTCATACCTTATGATATCGATTTGGCTATGATGAAATCTATGCTTGTTCGTTATAATTGCGAATACGATTTTACCACGTTCCTTTCTCTGAAAATTTATATAAGAAATGTTATATCTTAATCCAAGAAATAGCGATAATTCTTTTAACCATTTGCCATCTTCTGACGAAAACACGAAGTGCTCAATCATTTTATTTATTTTTGGATATATCATATATCCAAAAATACTATATTAATGACATCATCTATCCCTACGTCTTTGTATATCACTAGATCATTCGGATGCTCCGAATATTCGGTTATATTAAGGGCACATCCAGTATTGATAATACGGCAGCGTATCACTACCTTGATAAGATGATAATCATCAGTAATTTCAAATAATTCAGATGGTAAATTTTGGGTTATAATCACTTTTTAAACTTTCCTATGTTTTTTGTTATTTTCGAGAATACTACTGGGTGAAAAATTACAGAAAATGGTATTACCGTCCGGTGGTGTAATAATGTGTTGCATATAAAATGTCCATGTTTATTGGCGGGATTGAACCACACGGAGGCAACCTCTAAACCACGCTGGGTGTTAGATATGCTTGTCTTACTATAAAACAAAGTTAAAATATTCCAAAATGGTTGGAGTTCTGTTAACTTAGTACATTCTATTTTTAATGGTTTACTATCGACTATCATAATTTGGCCATATTTTTTATTATCATAATAGTATCTGTAGAAAGAATATCTTTTGGTAATATATTTGTAAAGTGTCCATTGATGCTATCTACTGTAATCATATATGATTTTTCATATATAAACACACGATCACTTATATAAACACATCCGAATCCTTGTGCAGAGCGAAAATACTGCATTTCTTTATTTTTCTGCCTATCAAAAAATATACGCATAATAAAATATAAAGTTTCAAATTTGTCGTTTGGTTCAATCGGTTCTTGCAGTAGTATCATAACCTTTCTTTTACTTCCTTAAACATTTCTGTGGTTAGCACATCGCTTGGTGCTATTTGATCACCGTCTATATACCATGAATATCTTCTTTGTACTATGTCTATGTTTCCATACTGAATTCGGTTTGAGAAACTAGATTCCCAAATTTTCCTAGGGTAAAACACGGACAATATTCTAACAAAGCTTTTTATATCTCCGGGAATATGCCTATAAAATTTTATTTCTTTAATTTGTGTGATCATACTATGAAAAAAAGGAATATCACACGATATTCCTTTTTTTGTTTCAGTTCATTGAAATTAGTTTGTCGGTAGTGAGTATTTCTGATGGTTTTATTTCCATTAGATGACCATCGCGTTCTACCATACAGGAATGATCATTGGTGATAATAATTGTGTTACCATTGCTATCTTCTATCTTCCATTTTGTCTTACTTGTCTTGTGGCGATATATGTAGTTGAAATCAGACAATACATATTGTTTTGTTTCTGGGTTATACGTATATGTCTTCATTCGGTCATCGCATGCATATTCTTTATCACCAACATTCCATTTTATTTGACAGTTATTAAACGCATCATTTATTTTATATGGAATATCGTTGATTATAATCAACGTATTTTCATCAACCGAGTCCGTATCGTTATAAACTATAGATTCGCCATAAACATCATAATCTCCAGTTATTTGTTTATTGATTTGGGATGTCATGTGTTTGGTAATACAACGACCAGTAAGGGTTACTGATTGTCCTATTCGCTTATCGTAAAACTTCATGCTTTCGTTAAGCAACGCACCATACAGTGAGTTTAGAAGAATCTTGGTGGCTTGTTGGCGTTGATTCCAGAACTGAACATATTCTAGATATTCCTCTTTATCTTTTGGGACGATCTTCCCGTCCACAATTTTTAGGTTGTAGTCTAGAAGAATACGTTTCAGTTTTGTTACATCTTTGGTGGAGAAACAGTCGTGTATCTCTTTATACACGGGGGAGTTAACGATGTCTATAGTCATATGGTAATAATTTGTAAGTGTAGTAGTTATGCATCAATTTTATGTTAAAAATGCTTTTGGCGCAAAATTCTATGCTAGACTAGCTGAAACCAAATTTTCATGAAAGGGCAATGATATGAGTTACGCCACATGATAAATATTATTATCAATTTTTCTTTCTATGTCTCATAAAGCCTATAAGTTTCGTATCTATCCCAATAAACAACAAGCTAAAGATATTAATAATACCTTTGGTTGTGTTAGATTTCTTTGGAATAAACACGTCTCTGCTTTTTATTCATATTCTAAAGTTGGTCCTAATCCAGTTGTTACTTCTAAATTACTTAAAGATAATCCAGAATACACATGGCTTAATGATGTGTCTGCTGCAGCACTTCAGCAAAAAGATAGAGATTTTATAGAATTCAAAAGACAATATTTCAGTAAGACCCGTAAGTCTAAATTAGGCCCACCTAAGTACAAAAAGAAAGGACAACATGATTCTTATAGATTACCTAATAATACAAGGTTTGGATTAGATCAAACTAGGTCCAAAATAAGATTAGAGAAAATAGGTCATGTCGATATCGTATTAGATAGAACTATACCATCTGATGCTAAGTTCATATCGGTTACTATATCTAAAATAAATACCGAATATTATGCATCGGTCTTAGTAGATGAAGAAATTAAACCATTACCTTCTACACATAAACACGTAGGTATTGATTTAGGTTTAATTGATTTATGTACTCTATCCAACGGACTAGTAATCCATAACCCTAGGTGGTTTCGTAAAAACCAAACGAAACTAGCTAAGGCACAAAAGAAATTAAGTAGAAAAACAAAAGGTAGTAATCGCTATCTAAAACAAAAACTAAAAGTAGCTAAAATACACCAATACATAGCAAGATGTCGTAATTGGTATCTACATCAGATATCTACTTACCTAGTAAGAAATTATGACACTATATGTATTGAAGACCTCAATATAGCAGGTATGAGAAAGATACTAGGCAAGTCTATTTCGGATGCAGGGCTGGCTACTTTAGTAGCTCAGATAAAATACAAATGTGATTGGTATGGTAAAACATTCCATCAAGTGAGTAGATATTTTGCATCTAGTAAGATATGTTCGGTATGTGGAAAGAAATCATCATTTGGTATAGATGTAAGAGAATGGATGTGTGCTTATTGTTGGTCATTTCATGACAGAGATCTAAACGCAGCTATTAACATATTGAACCAAGGAATAAAAGAGCTATATAGTATTACTCCGGACGAATTAGCCGGTGAAGGACATGAAGAGGATGTCAGTCTAGTGGTGGGTATTAATCCACTGATAGCAGCTTCGATGAAGTGTCAAATATCACACAACTATGTGTGACATAAATTATCATCGCAAACGCCGAAACAAAGATGATACTTTGGTTTATATTGGATCAAGTCAACAGGTTAATCCACCCTCCAGATTATTTCAAGATTGTTATATTGGAAATAAAATTCTTTGCAATAAGGATGTATGTTTCCAAGACAATCTCTTCGATCACAAAGTTTATGGATATGCTTCGGTAGAAGTCCCGAAACTAGAGTCTTTATTCTAAAAGGAAATATTATGAAAGAACTGCAAATTGTTGATACTGTTGTATATGGATCACGCAACTATGGTACTGAAACTCCAACATCGGATTATGATTACAAGGTAATCTATGTCCCTAGTATGCGTGATATGCTGCTAGGAAAGAAATTCAAAATATTCAAGAATAGGTTTGATGCCGATGGTGTCCAGATCAAGGATATCCTTTGTTCCATGCCAGATTGTGGAGCAGAATATGAATACATTCCGTTGCAAACCCTAATCAAGGATTATACCAAGGGACAAACCTATGCTGCGGAAGTAATGTTTGCATTAATTGCCAATCCTGGTCATAAACTGCATGATTTGGCAAAAGAAGTAGTTGAATCCTTCCGAGTGACCGATGTTCTTAGTATGGTTGGATTTGCTAAGAAACAAACGATGGACTATATCAGTCGGGCTCGGCGTCTGGTTGATGTAAAATCTATTGTTGAATTTCTCAATACTAAAATTGCATTGGGGAAACCACATGCGAAACTTTGCGAGTTCATTGATGAGGTTCCAGAGAAGTTTCATATCATCATGGACAAGGATGTAAAGCCATATCGTGGAATCTATGTCGCTGGTCGCCAATACAGTGAGCGAACTTCTATCTCGGACGTATGCGCATCATTGACTATCATTAGAGATGATTATGGGCAGCGAGTAGTAGAAGCAATTGGTTCAGGCAATATCGATTGGAAGTCAATCAGTGCTGCTATTCGTTGTTATGAACAGGCAATAGAACTGTATCAAACCAACCACATCGAATTTCCACGAAAGAACGCAGAATATCTGTTGGAAGTAAAACAAGGTAAAATTCCGTTTGATGTGGTGAAGCCTGTGTTGGAAGAATTGGCCGATCGGGTTGATTCTATTGTGGTTGGTGAACCAGGATATACCGAGGAACAGGTTGACGACTTCATTGTAGAGAAGTTGCATGCTTATCTGTAATGTAGTGAAAATGGCACAACCCTAGTCTTGACATGGATTAGGCTGTGCCATTATAATTTATGATTCTATTTCAACAACCAAAAGAATCAAGAAATGCTAACATATACGAGATACTATGGAGATAATCTTGCAAAAGGTTGTCGGCTTATTCTGGAGCATGAGTGTCATGGGGTTCCATCGTGGGCAAAAGGAATGGACATTCCTAAAAAGTTATTTTTAGAAACATGCGCGCAGGGGTCACTAATGACTTCATATTCTTTGTTATTTTTAAAAGATATAAAACCAGAAGATACCATGATGATAAAATGTCATGATAAAAACTATGAAAACAAACTACAAGAAATCATTATCGTAACCGCGGATGACAATACCTATGTTGCGGCTGGAATGTTATCTATAGTGATGGATAATAATAGCAATACCCCAAGTTATCTTCAAGTATTCACAAAAACCGGGTATCGTAACCAAGGCATTGCATCAAAAGTAATATCTGTCTTTTCAGAATATAATTCTATTTCCAACCATCATTTCAAAGGATCTAAAGTATGTCCGAAATCCGAATTAGTGAACCATTGACCAGTATTGATCATAGGCTGGCCGCATGCCATCTTATATTAGAAAAGAAACTACACTATCCACTTCCAGAACCACTTCCAGAACAACGTTCGTGGTATTCTTCTCTGGCTGACATTTCAACCAGAGTAACCACAGAAAACGATTTAGATGACCTATTTGATGCAGTAATGCTTGTTCATGATGGTGAAGAAATTGTTGGTATTGGTGTGGTCGGAACATGGAAGAATTCCTATCATTTTCAATCCTTTATTAAACCGGACTATAGAAGCCAAGGTTTGACTATACGGATGATGAAGTCATTTAAACAAGCAAATCTTATCCCAGAAGGCTGTTTGTACGATTGGCGAACTCTGAGAATTGGCGCGTCTATTATGGGACGGCCGCAAATTGGTGTAAATCTAGCCGCTCTATATAAAAACACAGAAAACCACAATATTGTCTGTATTAAATACAAATGGTTTATCGACAACGAAGAAGTTAAGGTTGGTGAATATTTCATGGCAACTAGTCAACATTTAGGCAAAACCTTGGTTTTGTGTTGTGAAGTAATCACGACGACTGGGGTTATATATGACAAGGCGAGCGTCACTATAAAATATGAATAATGAAAAAGCCAATAACGAATATTCGTTATTGGCTTTTTGTTTTGTAAATAGGTAATAACATTTACACTATTTGCGAGATATACATGACAATTTCGATTAAAGATCTTATCTCTTCTACAATGAGAAATTCTCCTAACTTTTCTGGTTCTCCAAAAGTTGGCGGGGAAAATATTCCTACTATGGGTTCGGATGGAGAACTAAAAATAAATGGCCAATCTATAATTGCCAAAACCAGAGAATACAAGCTACCTTCATGTTGGCAACAAGTGGCTGATTACACCAGAGATCTATATACTCAAGATCTAATATACAATGGATATGGTTTCACGGTTTTCTCACAAACTGTGGATGAAACCATAATATATATAGACCCAACTGCAACAACGAATGGAGTTGGTACATTCGTAAGTCCATATAATATGTGGCCAGCAACTATACCAAATAATTGTATGATATTGCTGAAAGAATATACTTCTATTACTACAACAAGTATAGTTCTGAGTTCTACCGATATTACTATAGGAACATACGATTCTGAATTCGGAGAAAGAGTTATAGAACCAACTAGACTAGCCACAATAATATATGGCGCATCCACAAGTCTGTTTACCTTACCGACAATAGGTTCTTTTGTATTATCAGGTGTAAAATTCCATAGTATTTTACCAAACACCAATAACATAATAAAAAACACAAATTCTAATTTAGAATTAAAAATAGAGTATTGTTTATTCAATTGCATAAGTTCTGTAGTATCTGGATCGATTGTTGGTTGTTTGATCGAAACTAGCGGAAACATATCTGCATTATTTAATTCTGTACTACAATGCAATACAGATTTTATAAAGTGTTCAGCTAATGCAAAAATAGCGTGTAACAAAATAATAACAACCGGCAGTAGTGTATTAGCCACTGGCGTGGGATCTATTGATATACATAACAACTACATAATATCAAAACCAAATACTATTTCAATTATAAACGTCACCACCTCGTCTTCGTGTACAATTAGAAAAAATTATATCTTTGGTGGAAATTCTGAGGATATTGGCACATCATATTGTGTAAAAGCGGCAGGTTCTGGTGTGTCAACCATAATGTATAATTATATTTGTAATTCTACTTATGGGATATACTGCACGTCGGCCCAATCAAAAATATACAAAAACATAGTGTGCTCTGAATATGAAAACTACACCGGCATTACTGGTGGGTCGGTGGTTGGCAATACCGTGGTTCGGCTGAAAGGAAATAATGGCACTGCTATTTCTGCAACAAATCTAGTATCTAATAACATAATAGATTCCAATTCAGATTCAACATTTAATATAGGTATAAAAACAAGTATTGGTTTATCACAAACCACACATAACAATATAACTGGTGCGGCCAAATCTGTGGTTAATTCGGTAGATACCGAATTAAATATAGTAGCTAGTACAAACACAATTACTAGCTCATATCTTGATTGTAAATTCTACCCGCTATCTAGTTCTCCCGCCCTAACAAATGGGTTGGTAAATCACATATATGATGCTTATGGAATACGTGGAGCGATATATGATGAATCTGGTGTTGGACTTGCTTTGGATGTATTCTCCCCTACCAATGGACTATCTACTTTACAATCCACCATAGATAATAAAGCAGACTTGGCTAGTCCATCTTTTGTTGGATCAGTAATGATAAATGGAAATACACCTCAAGTAACGTTGTTTAAGGATTTCGGAACAGAATCATTTAAAACTTCCACTGGTGTAGTAACAAATACATTAGGGACATATACCTTACCAAATATTTCTGGTTCTGGATTACTTCGTATTACTATGGTATATGTTACTGGTGGGACTGGGTCGAAGACTATTTCTGTAAAACTAAATGGAAATATTGTCACTGAAACCACTACGACTATCGCAAAAATTTCTAGAATAGAAATAATTTGTGCAAACAATGTTTTACAAACTGGTCAGATATATACAGTGAATACTGATGGAAATACAACAATGACCGCTTCTTCGGTTGTTACTTCTGGAGTATCGACATTTACGGTTATTGGCACAGGAACTATTTCTGCCGATACTATTTCATTAAAGAGTATGATAATAGAACAGATATAAAACACAATTGAAAAAGCGCCCTGTGGGGCGCTTTTTGTTTTTGGTTGATTTAGATTACTCTGAATAGCAGTTGAAAGTTCCTTCGGCCACATCATCATATGCAGGAGTAGCAATCACAAAGAAATTCCCACGCTCTGCGATTTCTCGCTGGAGCCTAGCGATGATGGATACTACATCCATGTCGTTGAAACAAACCTGAACCGGCAGTTGACATCCACCCCTCCCTAAAGGAAGGGGTGGATGTCAAATGAGTGATATATCCACTACAATTTGTATCTGGGTGTCCTTCACTGCGATGGGTGTATTCTACTTCTATTTTTTCTCCAAGCTTAAGCCGTTTTGCGATTTGTTCGCGAGTCTGAGTTATATGTGGTACACGAGTCATTTTGCCATTCTTTATATGAAGAAGATTAGAAACTTAAGTGGTATAGAGATTCGCCATAGAACTTCAAGAATGCCTCTAAAACAGTTTTAGAGGCCCATAGAAGGCCATAGGAGCAACCAGAATAACCACCAAGAGGAAGAGCGCCTCTAGAGGCGCTCTGTTCAAACTTTTGCGTAATGAAAACAAACTAATTATACAAACACCACAACTTCAACCAGTTCAACTCTGTCATATTTGCGATAATCCACACCAGCGCGCATGGATTTTTCAATTTCCGCAAATGCCTCTTCTTTGGAGTGAAAATGCTGGTGCAGATCAAAGTAACATGAGTGGTAATCGTCATATTGCGGTACTGGTACTTCAACGTCATCGATGAACACAAATTGGTATGCAGAGCGGATCATGGTGTATTCCTTATTAAGTTGCGATTCGTTTTGTTTGCTGAACCGATGAAGTGAATTATGGGCCTAATCGGTGATTAGGTCAAGAACTATTTGCGATCAAGTTGTATCAAGATGTAACTGATACAAACTCACTGGCAACTGACATTACACATGCCTCTAGGCAGGCATTAAAAGGCCATGGGAGCCCCTAGAAGACACCACACATCCAACCATAGCCAAAATGAAGAAGAGCGCCTTATAGGCGCTCTGTTCAATGCTGACCGATGAAGTATCCCACTGCGAATGCTACACCAACCAGCACTGCAGCAAAACCAATAGCATACATTGCGATCTTGGTTGCGAACTCCAAGATCAATTCTTCGCAGTGCTTTTTCGGAACATGCATACTCATGATAACTTTCCTTCCAATTAATAGAGGAAAGTATCTTATCACACCACAAACAGAAAAGTCAATCCTAACGATGGACTATTACATATTGTTTCAATCGAACCAAGAGACTTCTACTTCGACAATACAATCATGAATATCCGGGTAGATGGCGATTATATCTTCTACTTCTAATCTATCGGGAAAAATTAGTTCTTTAATATCTTGCCAACCATCATTATATTCTAGATATATTTTTGCGACAGTAGTGGTCATTTTAGTTTAGCCAATTGATTTAGCTCATCGATATAAATCTTCTTTATCTTTTTTTCATCTTTGAGAATAGAGATATATTCATCCATATTTGCAATCAATTCCGCTATCTTTGAAGTTACCTTTACGTATTCTTCAGTAGCCCATTTGTATAATGGCAACGATACTATTTTTTGTATCTGGTCTTCTGTTAGTTTTATGCCGGTTGTGAGACTACGAACAACATCCACAATTTCTTCTTTGGTAGTCTTCCCGGTGGTTAGACTGGTTATCTTACCATCAAAGCAAGCTTTGACGCCTAGCCAATAATTGCACTCGGTATCAGCCAGTTCAAACTTCCGCTTGTAGCGTTCATTATACCATCCAAGACGCCATTTGGCATGTTCGCGAATTACGGTTTCGGTATCAGTCTTGCGAATTGAAGTTTGTGACCAATCCAGAACAACTACTCGTTCAGTAATTACTTCATGCAATTTAAAGAATTCTATTATTTTATCTGGTGTCCATTCGGCGACTGTTCCTCGTTTAAATCTTACATTGAAAGAAATAACATCGGTACTGTCGTCAGTATAAGAAACGATCTGGTCATTTTCTTCCATTGAATTTAGACGATCCCTGAATTGTTCGATTGATGTTCCAACTGGAAGTTCTGTTATTTTTATTGTGTTGTGATTTACAACTTCACCCTTACCATACATTTTCCACTTGTCGTCTTTATCTTCCATTGGGACAATAGTGGTTTCTAGGTACGAATATGTTGGCTTCAGATCCGGTAGTGGTTTGTCTTGTAACACTGCCTTGGTTGCTTCTATAAGCTGGCTTAGCGAATGTGGTTGAATATTTGTCCCCCAGCCAACCGCTACTCCGAAAATACCGTTAAGAAGCAATAGTGGAATAATTGGTAGAAAGTATTCTGGTTCTTTTGTGGAGCCATCATAATTCTCTTTTAGAGGAACCAAATCAATATCTGGGTATACCAGTAGTTGTGTGGCCTTGTTTGGCTTGACATATGTGTAACGTGGTGCAGAAATACCATCGACTGGTGCGGTGCGCGTTCCAAACGTACCTATGCCTTCAATAAGTGGCACATTGTTGATATATGGTGCTGCCAGTTTACCGATTGAGTCTGCGGCGGATGTGTCGCCATGTAGATAAAGATTTGATGAAATCATCACGCCAGCTAGTGAGATGGTTTTTATCTTTTCTGTCTGGTTGCGCAGTAACCAGAGTGCTTTTCGTTGTCCATCTTTCAGACCATCTTGAATTTTTGGTATGGCTCGATTTTCACAAACATAGATTGCGTATTCTTTAGAAGTGTTGCTGATGTAGGTTGAAGAATTTGTCATTTTAATTTTATTGAGTTGGTGTTGGACACGTATTTACTTGCTGTCGCTATTTTATGTTTTTTTGTCTTTTAGTACAAAACTCTTTATATGTGAATTACAAGGAATTCCACACATTACTATGATAGTAATTGCTTAATTAATTTTAAGTTCTTAAAAATTAAATTTGAAGTCTCCCATGAGTTCTAGCTGGTTATGTCTCATTTCTTGTTCTGGCTTGTTCTAATTCGTTCTGGATGCCTTGTGGCTTGTGGTGAGATCTGTTTTTTCTATCTGGGTTGGTTCCTTGAGTCTATCAATCCGGGTGTGCATGTGTGGTCCTTCATCGGTTTGATTCGTGTTGTTGCAATGGCTCGGGAAGGGCTCTAATCGGCCTGTAGGCGCTTGTAATGGCCTCAGATGGCCTTGGGTGGCTTGTTGGCTCTTCTATGGCCTTGTAGCTCGTTTAAAGCCTTCGGTGTGCCTGTTGGCTCTATGAATGGCTCTGTTGTAGCTTGCTGTTGTTTATTGCCTAGTTCTCCGCAATGGCTTGCCATGAATAGATGAATAATTCCGTTATGGGCGAATGCCCTGCCAGTCCTCGAAAACAAGTTAATTAGAAACAACGAGAAATAGGGCTATGCCCTATTTCTCTACCGACGGTGATCGAAGCGAAGCGAGATTACCTCGCGAAACTGTCTACCAAACAACTGTTGTGATGAAGTAATGCCTTAGTTCTTGGTTATGTCTTCCTCATATGACTCCAGATTGAAATAATTTCATTATTCCTGATTTCTTTTGGTGATTGCTTGTTACGGGATTATATCAACGATGGCGCTAGCGCCATCGTGATATTAGCAATTTATTCGCTTCGCTCAAATTGCTAACATCAAAATAATTTAATTGGTGATAGTTTGTGCTTTAGGTCTGTATCTGATTTCTTTATTTCTTTGAAAATTATTTTTGATTTAATGAATTAGTTCTGTTAGGTGAGTTCTTCTTTAGGTGGATGATCTCTCTTGACAAGGGAAAGTTGTCTTATATAAAGCTTATAATAGGTGTAGTTCCCCCCGTGTGCCCCTGCCTGACTCAATTCATGCCTCAAATTGGTGCAGAAATGGCATCTTCGAGGGGAAAAGAGAAGAAATTCCCCCCGAGTTGCCTCCTACGGACAGAATTTACCCCTGAAGTGGCTCTTCTTATAGCAGATTTTACCCTGTTCCCCTTGGCGGCCGTCTTTCTTATAGCAAAAATTCCCCCGTTCCCCTTGGGCGGTGCTCTTCTTATAGCGGAATTTACCCTGTTCCCCTAGATCTGTCCTTCTTAGATGGACAAGTTCCCCTTGGGACGGCATGCCCGTATCATACCAGAAACAAGAAGTCAAGAGGTAGATGACCAATTTTTACAACTTGTTACAAGAATGACCCAAGATCGCCTTCTTAGTAGCAAATTTTCCCTGTTCTGGCACTCTTCTTGTAGCAGATTTTCCACTAGTCGCCTTCTTAGTAGCAAAATTTCCCTCTTCGGTTGCTCTCTTAGTAGCAGATTTTCCCCATGTGCGAAGTAGGGACATTGGTGGACTTTCTCGCAATCAACCAGAATGCTCTTCTTAGTAGCAAATTTTCCCTGTTGTCAAGAGTGGTTGCCTCTGGTTACAACTTGGGCTCTTCTTAGTAGCGGAAGTTCCCTCTTCGGGTGCTCTCTTAGTAGCAAATTTTCCCTGTTTGTCAAGTACGTCCCAGAACTGTTACAAGTCGTTACGCCTGCGACGCTCTCTTAGTAGCAGAAGTTCCCTGTTTGTCAATCTTGGTGGCAACCGGTTAACACTTGGGTGCGCTCTTCTTAGTAGCAAATTTTCCCCACATTGCGGTGGTGGACATTGCTGGTCAATATACTTGGAAGTTGTGCGCCCGCCCGTGCGTAAATATCACAACAACCAAAATGCTGCAATATTGTTATGCGATATTTTTAAAAATATTGCAATATTAGAATACAATAAATACAATAGTACCATACCAAAATAATACAGTGAGAATTAGAAAATGTCTTGGAAAAAACACCTGCGCACCGTCGTCATTCAGCAACAGCCACAACACAAGGATACTTCTGTCGCATCCATAGTCAATACCGAAGGAAATTTTCATCAATATTATAAAGGTCATCCAAACAGGTTTCAACGATATCGTCAATATGACGAAATGGATAGAGACAGTATAGTGAATACCTCACTCGATATTATTGCTGACTTCTGTACACAAAGTGAACAACATACCATAGAAACATTCTTTGTGGATTTTGACGCATCCATGCCAGATGGAGAAATAAAAATAATTAACCGATTGTTGAAACAATGGACAAAGCTGAATAACTTCACAAATCGTCTATGGAACATTTTTAGAGATGTAATACAAAAAGGTGATGAAATATTTGTAGTGCATCCGGAAACTTCAGAATGGCTTTGGATAGATCCATATTGTGTAGAGCAATGCGAGTTCGATCCATCCGAACACAACAAAATAACTTATTATCATATAAAAGGACTATCGCCAGTTCTAGCCGCAAAGGTTGGAGCAAATGCACAAAATACACCATCATATGGTTATTCTACTGGTTTGGGAAATGCTTCGACTATAGCAAAACAATTCCAACTTGCAGATATAGCAACCCCAGTATATGGAGCTGCTGGCGCAGATAATACGATATACCGGGTAGATTCTAAATTTGTTGTGCATTTGACTACAAATAATGGTATGGACGCAATGTGGCCTTTCGGAAAATCAATGCTTGAATCCGTTTATCAAACCTATAAGCAAAAACAGCTTATAGAAGACGCAGTAATCATTTACCGAGTCCAATACGCCCCAGTCCGTAGAGTTTTCAATATTGATGTTGGTAATATGAAACCGGTAGAAGCAAATTCCTATATAGAACGCTACAAAAACGAAAATCATCAAAAACGAACCATGGGAAAAAATGGTTCTCTGATAGATGCTGCCTATAATCCATTATCAATGTTGGAAGATTATTATTTTGCAAAAAGTGCAGATAGTCGAGGATCTTCGGTAGAGTTATTGCAAGGTGGTGATCAAGTAGGAGAAATATCAGACTTGAGTTATTGGGATAAAAAGCTAAGGGATGGTATAGGAATACCAAGTACCTATATGCCGGGAGTAGATGCCCAAGGAACCTACAATGATGGAAAAGTAGGCGCGGCAGTAGTACAAGAATTTTTATTCAATAAACAATGTCTGAGAATTCAAAATTCTCTCATAGACCAATTTGATATAGAGTTTAAAAAATTCTTAGAAAAATCTGGTATCACCGTAGATCATGAAGGATTCTCTATAAAATTCAATCCTCCACAAAACTTCCAAAAATATCGTCAGATCGCATTGGATACTGATCAAGCCGCAGTATATTCGCAGATCGCCGAAAACACATTCATGTCCGAAAGATTCAAACTAATCAAGTATCTTGGTTGGACACAAGAAGATATACAAGAAAATCAAAGAATGTGGATGGAAGAAAATCCAGACAAAGTCAAAAAAGCTACTGGTTCTGCACCAACTTCAGATGAACCTGGGTTGGAAGATGTCGGCATAAATGAAGACAATCTAGATGATGGATCTGATGCTGGTGGCGAAGATATGGGCGGATTAGGGACAGAAGACAGTTCCGGGTTATCACCAGACATGTCTGATATGGGCACAGAATAAATCTATGTATGGAAGAATAAAATTATGAAAATACATGAACTTTTTGAACCAATGCAATTTGGAGTTTATGAACCAAATTCAGATTCACTAAATAAAGCAGCACCAACTGATAAAGTTAAAAAGAAAATTTATTTGAAGGATCTCAATAAATTGAAAAAACTTCGCTCATATCGGCAACTGGAATACGTAAAGCAACAAGATATAGTTGCAGTTATGTATTCCAAAGCTGACGACAGCGGAATGTAAATTTAACATATGCAGTACGATTTTTTGTATGAATTGTCAAATTATAAAAACTAGTTTTTTGATAAATAAAATCATACAACCAAACAAAACCCCACTCTCTTATCTGGAGTATTAAATTTTATGAAAAACCTATTGGAAAAAGCGATCTACGCAGAACTAAACAAAGACCCAATGGCTGACACACTACTACGTCAGTTTGTTATTAGTCGTTGTGCCCAAATCAATGAAGCTCTACGCAAAGGCAAAGAATTCGTTCTAGAAGACCTCGATGGTCCTGTTATCCCTGATCTAGAAATAACTCAAGAAGAACTACTAATCGACACACCAGTATCTGATGAAGATACTGACGATGGTGATTTCGTTCTAGATGACGGTTTCAATGTCGATGCCGATAATTCTGGTGATGTATCCCCAGAGGAAGAAGCCGCTGCAATGGAACACCTACGCGCCGCTATCGACGAACTAGAAGCCATGTTTGCCGAAGATGATACCGATGTTGAAGAAGTAAAGCCATCTGTTGCCGAAAGCCGCCGTGCTCGCAAGGTTCGCGAATCAACTATCGTTACCCGCAAGCCAGACGCAACTATCACTGTTGAATTTGAAGATGATGATTCTACAGCAGCCACCGTAACTGCCGACCCAGTTGCAGATATGGGCGAAGACGAAGGCACTGTAGTTTCTACAGATGGCGACGACACCGATGACCTAGGTCTTGATCTAGAAGACGGCGAAGAAGGTACAACTGTTCGCACAGTCGAATCCCGTCGTGCAGCCGCCCGCGCTCGCGTTATCGAAGGTCGCAAGGCTCGCGCAGCCAAGGTCACCGCCAAGAAAAAGTAATTTAACCTATAGAGGCTCAATAAAATGAGACAATCAATAACCGAGAATCTAAACTATTCTCAAGCACAACTCATCGTAGAAGCCGCTCAAACACCTGAATCCAACGGTCTAAAACCATTATACATGCAAGGTATATTCATCCAAGGTGGTGTCACAAACCACAATGGTCGAATATACCCTATAGAAGAAATTCGCAAAGCAGTTGATAAAATCAACGGTATTATCCAAGGCGGAGAAGATGTTCTAGGCGAATGTGACCACCCAGAAGAACTATCTACTGCTCTACGCAGAGTAAGCCACAATATCGTAAGAATGTGGATGGATGGTCCTAATGGTATGGGAAAACTACGCATACTACCAACCCCAGACGGTCATATTATTCGAGCCCTGCTTGAATCTGGTATCCGCCTAGGCGTTTCTAGTCGTGGTCAAGGTGAAGTCGATAGTCGTGGTTATGTATCAGATTTTGATATTGAAACCGTAGATATCGTAGGTAAGCCATCTGCACAAAAGGCATATCCAAAAGTTGTCCATGAAGCTAAAAATAGCAAACGTGGCCCTATCGTAGAAGATCTAGCAGAAAACTATGAATTCGACGATAAAGCAAAACTTTATTTGAAGGCCGAACTTAAATCTTGGATAAATAGTCTGAGTAAGAAATAATCGAGGAATACGGAAACATGAATATTTTCACAAAATTACAAGAAGCCGGCATCCTCAGTGAGCAAGACCAACATGACCTTGAAGTAGAACTATCAAATGTCATAGCAGAATCAAAGGCAGCCGCCAAAGACCAAGTTCGTGCCGAATACGCCCTACGAATGAATTCAGAAAAGGCCGCCCTAGTAGAAGCACTGGACAAAAAGCTTACTGACGAAATCACCAGCGCCATAGCTAACACCCAAGCCGAACAAACTAAACTACAAGAATCTATTGCATATGACGCCGCAAAACTTCAATATCTAACCGCATATTCAACAATTCGCGAAGATCAAACCAAAAAGTTTGCAGAAGTTGTAGAAGGTATCAAACAAAAATTTGATAACACCCTTGTAGAAGAAATGGACGAACTTGCAACTGATAAGCAGAACCTAGTCAAATCCCGTAAGGCATTTGATTCTGCAATATCAGAAAGCCAAGAAACCTATAAGACAAAACTAAAAGAACAAATGACTAAACTACGTCACTTTGTTATAGAAAATCTAGAACACGAAACCGACCAACTTTCTGCTCAACGCTCAAAGCTAATCGAACAAAAACGTGTAATGGCTAAGAAGTTTGTCGAACTAAAAGAGCACCAAGAACTAGTAATGGAAGCCAAGCTAAACAGCGTAGATCGATTCATCACCGAATCACTAGCTCGCGAACTAGGCGAATTCCAAGAAGATCGCCAGGCTCTAATCGAAGCCCGAGTTCAATTTGCAGCTACTGCAAATAAGAAACTCAAAGAAACACAAACCAAGTTTGTAAAAGATTCAGCAGCCCAACTAAATTCCAAGATCTCCGGTTTCCTTCAACAAGAAATGGAAAGCCTCAAGGAAGATATTGCGATTGCCCGCGAAAATGAACTAGGTCGTAAGATTTACGAAGCCCTTGCTGGCGAAGTCAAAAAGAACTATGTATCCGATCATACTGAAGTTATTCAGCTAAAGCAATCACTTGCCGAAGCTAATCAAGCAGCAAACGAATACAAAGTCAAAATGATTTCTGCAAAGAAAGAAACCGAGCAAGCAATCAATAAGTCCAAGATGGTAATGGAATCTGCAAAACGTGAACAAAAAATAACTTCACTAACTGCCCCACTATCCGGAGAACGTAAACGTATCATGCGCGAAATGCTATCCTCAGTCAAGACTGAGAAACTAGACGAAGCATTTGATAAATATATCGTATCAGTAATCGGCACACCAGTTTCTAATCAAACAAATCAGTCAAAGAAGGTAACTTCCGCCACTGTATTAGCAGAATCTGCACCAAAATTGATAAATACTAAGACAGTGGAAACTGGTAATCGCGTAGTTGCCCAACCAATTCCCACACCAACCGAAATATTTGAAGATTTTGAACTACAAAATCTAGTCAAACTCTCCGGTATTAAATCCAAATAATTTTTAGGAATTCATAAAATGAAAAATCTTTTCGAAGCAAAATGGAACGAAGCTAAGACACTTCTAACCGAAGGTAAAGACCTTGTAACCAACCAAGACGGTTCATACAACGCTACCAAGAAATCTAACATGGCTATCATGCTAGAAAACACCCGCCGTAATCTACTAAAGGAATCTGACGCCACTGTTACTCAGTCAAGCAACATTGATTCAATCAACAAGATTATTCTTCCTGTTATGCGTCGTGTCATGCCAACAGTTATCGCCAATGAAATCATGGGCGTTCAAGCTATGACTGGCCCAATCTCACAGATCAATACCTTCCGCGTCAAGTATGCCGAAGCATTTGCTGGTGTTACTGCTGGTTCAGAAGCTCTATCACCTTACTCAATCGCTAAGGCTTACACCGGTAACGGTGACATTCTAGCCCCAGGTGCTGCCGCTACTTCAGTCCTAGAAGGTACTCTAGGTAAGCGTCTATCCGCCGAAATGGTTCGTACAACTGTTACCGCCAAGTCACGTAAGCTAGGCGCTCGTTGGACTATCGAATCAGCACAAGATGCCAAGAACGAATATGGTGTCGATATCGAAAGCGAACTTCTAAACATGATCGCTTCAGAAATGGTAGCTGAAATTGACCAAGAAATGCTAGGTAACCTACGCGGTATCGCTGGTACCCCAACCATGACTTTCGACATGAGTGCAGTAACTGGTTCACCAACTTTCGTTGGTGATGTCCATGCCTCACTAGCTACTATGGTAAACTACGGTGCTAACCAAATCGCTTCACGCACTCGTCGTCAAGCTGGTAACTGGATTGTTCTAAGCCCAACCGCGCTAACTATCCTACAATCAGCCAAGACTTCAGGTTTTGCTCGCACTACCGAAGGCACCTTTGAAGCCCCAGTAAACACCAAGTTCGTCGGTGTTCTAAACGGCGCTCAGAAGGTTTATGTTGACCAATATGCTGATGCTGCTACCCCAGTTCTAGTCGGTCTAAAGGCAAGTGATAGCGAAGCCGCCGCTTACTACTGCCCATATATCCCACTACAGTCAACTGGTACCATGACTGATCCAAATACTGGTGAACTAGTTGCTGGTTTCATGACCCGTTATGGCTATGTCGCCCTAACTGCTGATCCTGCCAACAAGTCATTCCAAAACTCGAAGGATTTTCTCTATAGTCTGGGAATAGATGCAACTAAGCTAGTTTGGATGTAAATTAGCAGAACTTAGACGATTATAGCGTATATTACAAAAGTTGGTATAACAATACCAACTTTTTAAGTAATAACACATAATACCTCTTTTTTACTGAAATTAAAAAAGCTCCTAAGAACTTTAAGTTCTTAGGAGCTTTTTTATTGTCTGGTAAATAGTTCATCGTCATCGAAATTACCACATTTAATTGACGAAAAATCTAACCCTAACCTAACAGTGATATTTATGAAAATCAAAAACTTAAACGAAGAAAAATCAGAAGCAGCTAGAGAAATTGCAAATGGAAAATCTGGCTATGCCTATGCCAAATTCATGAACTGGATATATTCTGAAGCACTGAATGGTCTATATACATTACAACAAATAAACGAATCATTAGGTGTGGAAGATTTCTATGATCATTATTCTACTTTTGATTTAAATCAAAACACAATACCCTCATCGGAATTATTTCAAGCCTACAAGTCAAGATGTAAGCTGGTTGAAAGAGTAGCTAATATTGGAGTCCAGCCAGAGCAAATAGTATTTGATGAGTCAAGAGATAGACTAATCCATACCTTTAACCATGTGGATGTCTATGCTGGGAATGTTTTCGATAACACTATGTCGTATTTTATTTTCCCATCCAATGACACTTCTAAAGTGGCTATTGCATTTTTGAATATTGATATGACCGAATCCGAGTTTTGTGGAAAATCCGCACATCGGGTTAAGGGAGTTTGGATAGATAATATATATCGCGGAAAAGGATATGCGGCGATGTTATATCAGACGCCAACCAGAATACAGAATATTCCATTGGTTTGTGATAATTGGCTATCTTCGGATGGTGTGGTGAATTTACAACGTTTAACAAAGATGGGAATATTCGATGTTTCTTATTATGACAAAATAACAAATTCATTGTCAGATCAACCACCAGATGATATTTGGACAACAAAAGAAAATCCATACCGGATTATACTGGAATCGTATGAAGATGATAATCGGGTTGATGTTTATTTTAATTCTACTGTTTTTTCTTAATAGTTTTGACATAAAAGCAAAAACTCTTATAATTCACTTAACAAATCAACAAACCCTTTTAACCTATAAGGACTAATAAAATTATGACTGAACAAGTTACACCACTAGAACAACAACCTACCGAAGTTGCACAAATAGCACAACCTGAAGAAGTAGTTGATAGACAACGCACCTCTTATGAACAATATATTTCAGATATGGAAATTGGAATGCCAAATCCTCGTCTATATAACAATGGAAAACTGCCATTTAATAGATTTCAATTTGCATTTATTAAAGATTTTGTAAATTGTGTACTAAACATTTCTTCGGATCAAACAATCGCGGTACCATATACATATATTGATAAGATTTCAAAAATGAATATTCCGAGGAATGAGCACCATCATATGAATGGGCTTAGGCGGTTAGCCGAAAATTTAGATAAACGTTACCCATCTTATAATTTTGCTGGGGTAGTGAGCGCCATATCGCAAATTGATGTTTCTAAAAAACATATTTTGAAATGATGGCATATATCCAAGATATAGTTAAAGAAAACGAATCAAAAGCTGTGCTATTTTACAAACGTCTGAAAATGTTTTCAGACATAGTAACCGCAGACAATACAGATATGCTAGACAATATATTTGTATATAACTCTTCGGCTACTTTAGAAGATACCGCACCAGTAAAAACTTCTATATTTGATTTCTAAAATATGGAAGAAGATCGCAACATATACTACCTCTAAATGTTGGTAGTGCAACTGAAAACGAAGCATTAGAGATTATTGAAGATTTTAGACACAGAGTTCATCTACTTTCTATATTAAAAAAGAAAGATGATGGTTCTGACGATAGCATTTCTTCTGCTGAATAATTGAAAAACCCACAACAGTTGTTGTGGGTTTTTTCGTTTAAAATAGAATACGTTCATAACAAATATACAATATCATAATACGAGATGTATGGTTTGTATTTTCATTTCATTATATCATCAGTACCTAAGCACCGGGGTCATTCCGTATTATTGTTTATTGTGGAACCACATATATTTTTCCAACCATTTGGTTGAAAATTTTGTCCATTCCTTTATTAATAGTATATTGTAAGTCCTCTTTTAGCATCTTGGCGTCATGTTCGCTAATTTTATTATCACCACCTACAAAACCGGATATATCTGATACCTTTGCGTGTCCATACCAAATCCAAGTAGCCACCAATTCTGCTATGAATTCATCTTCGTTTGGGATCTTATTATTTCTACCAGAAGATGCGTCCACCAATTTGTTATATATTGATATTGTGGTTTCATAAGAAAATTTGTACATCGGTAACCAATCGCTTATAGTTGTTAATATAGATGTAGACAAATTATAGTAATCTTCCATATCAGCATGCTCACTTAACATATGTGCTATTTTATGAGCTAACACCCAACCTGTTAGGGGAATGGCTTTTGTAGAACCGACAAAACCATTAACATCCCGGTTGCCACTAAAAATAAAAGATATTTCTCGTTTATTAGATTTTATATCAGACAAGAGTAATTTATACTGTTGAATTATTTCTGGCTTTTTATTGCTGTACATTTTTATTTGCTTATCGAGATCACCATATGATATTCTCCCACCAGCAAACATCGAATGTGCGACAAAATAACAACCAATATTTTGTTTTGTGTTCTTGAATACATTGCCTGTTCGTATTGGGTGTTTTTCTGATTGAATAAGCTCTTTATCTTTCTTATTAGGAAACGCAGAAAATAAACTATTATTTTCAAAATCACCATATCTACCATAATTGGTCATTGCCATTTCATTGATGGCTTGTATTAAATCTTTTAATTTCATGAGTAAGATTATCCTATAACGCTATGACATATTTATTGAATCAAGGTATCAAACTAAATAAAAATATCAATAGGAGCGTAGTAATCATGAGACTGTACGAATTCACAAGAACTATTTTATTTCATGGGTCTGGATATTTGAACAAAACACTACAACCTGGTTTTAATTACACAGGTGAACTAGTACAATGGGACAAAACAGAAAGCAATAAATTTTTATACCTATCCCGTGATGAAAATGAAGCCGTACTAAACGGACTTTGTGGAGCATTATCTATAAATCATGACATAGACCAGTTCTCGTTTTCAGATGATGATAATATATTGAAGATAACCACGCCAGATTCTTCCCTCACTGCAGATATGGTATATTCTTCCAAGGTATGGCTATATAGAATATTAAAAACCAAAGACATAAAAATAGTCGGAAATGATTATAATGGTTCCACAACAGAATATAAAACCGATAAGGTAATAAATTACATAGACGTGGTGTTGGTTAAAGATCCGACTTGTGGTAAAGAACTAAAGATAATATATAAATGAAAAAAGCCCTTAAACATATGTTTAAGGGCTTTTTGTTATTCTACTATGAACTGTGCCAATTCGGTAACGGTCATAGATCTTATTCGGTCCAATGTAAAATATGTAGAATCGGCTTCTCGTTTTGCGTTTTCTGCAAATCGTGCTTTGTCTATTTCCGCAAACCTTTCGGCTTGGCTTTCTATATTCCAATCGCGCAAGCTGGAATGGCTACTCAGTAATTGTCGAATTGCTTCATTCAGTGTCATTTCGGCATCGTCTCTTTTAAGTAGGGCACTCATATATTTTATGATTTGCACTTTTGGATCGTGATGTTCTGAAATTATTTGGTTTAGTATGTCTTTTGTTTCTGTGGTCATAATATTGTAAAGGTAGTTGAAAGATAATATCTTCTCACGCCTATGCTACTTTGTAAATATTTATGGTTGCTTCTGGTTGATAATTCTAAATAAACGATTACAGATAATACGTGGGAATTATTATGAGATTAAAAGATATACTACAAGAAATGAAAGCCATTCAATCAATGCAAGAGATGGCATTGAAGAACACAGGTCTGGTAGGAGATTTCACAAAAGATGGGTCATTTAAAGGACCAGACCGAAAGATTCATCTTGGGAAGAATAGAGTATCACAACTACAGAACTTCTTCAAGAATACAGAGATCGACTTCAATATTGTGTTTTTCAATTCTCCTATATATAGTGGATACTCCGGATTGTGTTTTTCAACAGAACAAGACCTTATTGATTTTCTCAAATATCGCATGCGCGCATCGGATGATGAAGTTTTTAAAACTATAAATTCATTTTCCACTGGTGAGATCAATATGTTAGTAACAAACAACGAAGGGAATTTATCGGTTCCATTATCTCCATGGATTGTTGCCCACAGAATTTCGCATGCCCTTTCGACTGAATATACTGAGTATGAATACAATTTCAAAGATGTATTTGTGAAGACTATTATTGAAATGATGAATGCGGTATTTGACTCGAACCAGACAGATTACCAATTGGCTATAGATGATAGCAATGCAGTATGGTATCACCATGCCGCGCATACATTTGGAACAATGCGTTCAGCTACAACCAAAAAGATTGTAGAAGGTGGTGGGTCAGAATTCTTTCATGAATTGTTTGCACAATACATATACAATGGTAAAGTTATTTTCAAACATTCTGGGTTCTCAGATATAAATGATGGAATATTCGATCTAAAAGTAAAAGATAACATCGATGACGCCGTATTGATAAATGCTGAACATACTATCGCACATATGTTCAAAGAAGCATTAGTAGAAGCCAAAGGAAATTATTATGTATTATGAAACCCTAAATGAACTAACTGGATATAGACAATTTGAAGAATTAACTCTTCAGCAATACCTACAAAACTTAGTAGATAAACACAAAATCAAAATAGCCAAGGGGAATTTTTCTGTAGTCCTTATACCAGAAGATAAGCCATATTTTATAAAATATGGTCCAACGACAAAGGTTTCGATACATGGATAGACTATTGTTCTAAGAATCAAGGGAAATATTCATTCATACCTAAAATATATGGTAAAGTAAAAACACTACCACACTTGTTTATTCGTGGGGATGAATATCGAGATACAATACTAAAGATAGCAAAAATAGAAAAATTAAATTATTGTTTATCTATGGAAGTAGATTATCATGTCATTGGTACAACCGAAATAAGAACCGCAGATTTTGTTTATTGTTTTCGCAATAAATTAAATAAAGACAATATCGATTTGGATAACGGCGATGTCAACTTAAAAGAGATGTTTGAATATGCTCCTAAAATTTTACATAGTCTTAAGAGAACTAGTGGATGCTCTTATGATATAAAACTTGATAATTTCTCTATGAGAAATAATGGAGATGTTGTTATTACTGATCCGTTTTGGCATATGGACTTCAACCCAGAATTCACAATGCCAGGAATGATGGATAACATTGATTTTATTAGTGGGAATGGTGATAACAAACCACAACCAAAATCAAAATTGGTAGTTGGTAAAAGTGGAAAGACACACACTGGGTCTAATCAACAAGCCCTATCAAACATTATCTTATAATTGGAAAAAATATGTAGATAGTAATTATACGGACAATATAATATCCAATGCATATTCTAGAACCGAAGCTCATAATTTTGTGGAATCTGTTATAGATTACTTTGATAATAAAATCACCATAGATTTCAATGATAAACTATATAAGTCTTTACAAAGTTATTTGTTACATATATTGCGCAGGTGCCCAGATGCGTTTAGTAAACTAATGAACAAATATTATGGGCCTTTCCCCAAAATATTGACAACCATTAACTTAAGTTCATATTCATTGGATACAGTAGATATGCTGTTAACCCGGTTTATTACAAAGTTTGCTCCATTATTAGAGATAGACGAACTATTGACAGAATTAGATATATACACGTATGCACTATACGCTGAAGACAAAAATCATTGCGAAGAGTATATCAAGCAATATGTAGAAATTCTAACAACAGATTCTTCATGGAAAAATAAACCACAATCTTTGGAAATAGACAAAATAAAAAGATAATAAATAATACAATTAATGGAGTATTGTAATGACACCTAAACAAACAATCAAACTTCTTGAAACAGAATTCAAGAACAAAGTAGATATAGTAACCTCACCAACTTTTAAAGATAAGTCGGTTGAAGACAAAATTGCAGAATTGGCAAAGATGTACAAAGCTGGTCAAAATATTCAGCGAATGCTAAATGATGGCAAGGGGCTTACCACAGACGAAATTAAACAATATCGTGGCCGTGTTCTAACTGGTTTTAAGAAACTAAAGGCAATAATCAATTCTATTTCATCAGAACTATCAGCAGAAGAAGATGCAGTTTCTATGGTTAAAGCTAAAGCATCAAGCCCAGTTTCTGAATCAGTAGAAACTTCAAGATCGATCATTGCTGGTAATGAGAAAACTGCTAAAGAATTGGTGGATAATTTCGGAAGAATGTTTGATGCTGCATCCGATGATGAGTTATACCGATCAGGCCCAAGAATAACTATCAAAGATGTTGTAGAAAAAATACAAAATATCAACATGACTGGCGATAGGACATATGGTCTTACTCAAACATATGATTATGAGGATCTAGTCGAATTATCTCTATTGGATTGGGGAATCGATATTTCTAAACCAAAGGATCTCGAAGCAAAAATTCTATCTGATCTCAATGGTGAATATGGGCGAGGAGAACCTAAATTTATGGATTCAGATACTTTACATAAATGCTGGCGCTGTTTCCCGACTATGGCCGATAATTGCGAACAAGTTCTGGCTTATGTTAAGAAAGAAAAAATAAAATCTAGAAGCCATCCATCATCATTATATTATCGTGGCCCAAAAGTCTCGTAATCCAAAGAGAATTATGTAAAGTCTTATAAGACAGAATTCACCGGTCCAGATGGAATCCAGAGTGAGCGTATTCAAAACTTTACCGGGTTGGAGCGGAAAGCCACTGGGTTTAGCCCGTGGTCTGAGCGACTATTCTACTCATATAATATATATACATAAATATATCTATGACTAATCCTATTACTAAAACCCTACAGCTACGTATCAAAGATAAGCATGATTCTTATCTATCTGCTATGGCGAAAGAAATAAACATAGTCTGGAATTTCATTAACTCCACCTCCACTAAAGCATGGAAAGATAACCATGACTGGATATCAGCTTATGATTTACAAAAATTAACTGCTGGCTATTCCTCACTAGATGACGTTAAAATAGGTGCTGCCTCAGTCCAACAAGTATGCAAAGAACACGAAATAAGACGTAATCAATTCAAGAAATATAAACTCAGGTATAGGTCATCTAATCCCAAATCAGCTAAGAAATCCCTTGGTTGGATACCATTCAAAACAGGTGGTATCTCATACAAATCAGGTCAAATTAAGTTCTTAGGAAAATATTATAGCCTATGGGATAGCTATGGCTTATCTAGCTATACTTTAAGGTCTGGTTCTTTCACTCAAGATTCAAGAGGTAGGTGGTATATCAATATCACAGTAGAAGTAATACCTACTAAATCAACGGGTACTTCTGTAGTAGGTATTGATTTAGGTCTAAAAACTACTGCTACTTGTTCCGATGGTAATAAATTAGAAGGTAGGGTATATAGGAAATACGAACCTAAATTAGCTAAAGCACAACGAGCTAATAAAAAGAAAGAAGTAAAAAATATACATGCCAAAATAAAGAATACTAGAAAAGATATGTATCATAAATTCACTACCGAGTTAGTGAAAAATAATGCTGCTATCTATGTAGGCAATGTATCTACTAAGGCGATGATCAAGTTGAGTGCTAAATCAACTTATGATGCGGCTTGGTATCTATTCAAATCGATGTTGTTATATAAAAGCCATTGGGCTGGCATCGATTATGAAGTAATAAATGAACAATATACAACCCAAACTTGTTCTAGCTGTGGAGTAATTCCACATAGCAGTCCGAAAGGTAGAACTGGTTTGAGAATAAGGCGATGGGAATGCTGTGACTGTGGTGTTATGCACGACAGAGATGTAAATTCAGCATTAAACATAGCCGCGCTCGGACATGGGCGTCTCGTAGGAGGAATCCCCTTAACTAAGGGGTAGATGTCAAAAATACTCGCTCGTTTAAGTTAGGCATATCCTAATATAGACTACAAAGTAGCACTACCAAAAATATAAAATGAAAAAAGCCAATGATATTATCATTGGCTTTTTGTTTAATAAATACTTCATAATATTCGCTCAACTTGGAGATATACCTATCATGAATTTAAAAGAAGAAATAATAATGTTGGAACAAAACTTTTCCAAATCAATATCAGAGGCTTTATCTGCCGATATGTCAGTTATACCATCTATTGTTCCTCCGCAATATGGAGATCAAAAGGCATATGCCAATAAGTCGTTTGATGAAAAGACCAGAGCATTATCTGATATGTTTCGCGCAGGACGTTATCTACGCAACGCAATTGTCGCCAATGATGATGGTAAAGGTGGAAAACTATTTGAACCTGCTATTAGACAAAGATTGGAAATGCGTATCATGAATGGTTTTAAACAACTATATAAACTTATTGACGAACTTACTAAGGAAGTCGAACAAGAAGAAGGAAAAGCCACTGTAGATATGCGCAAATCAATTCGCAAAAATACAGAAGTTCAATCTAGAAAATATGTAGCGGCGAACGACTCATATGGTAATGATACTAACACCAAGGAAACAGTAACCGAAGCATATTTCAATCAAGACATGAAAAAAGAAATGGAACCAGAGATTAAAAAGCTTATGGCTAAGTATGGTCTGGATGGCAGACTAGGCGTTCGACATAATTCTACGGTGGTTCTAAATGTTAGAAAGGGCAATATAGATTTTGAAAACGATTATGATACCGAAAAGGTGTGGAACGGAAATAAAACTAACCCATGGGGCGGATATCTGCAGGTTTCCAAATATCATATCGATTCTACTTGGAAGAAAGGTTCTAAAGCGCAAAAATTCCTTGAAGAAGCATATGCGATACTTGATAAAAATAACTATGACCGTAGTGATTCCCAAAGAGATCATTTTGATGTCGGACATCACACCGATGTAAATATTGGAGCATGGAACAAACCATATGTATATACTGGTGTTAAGAAATCCACCGTAGCAAAACCCATAGCTAAAAAATCAACCAAACCACAAGACAAATTTCTATTGATGATTGCCGACAAGTTTGGCGAACTATCGGAATATCTAGAAGATTCTATCAAAGACACTTTCCTTGACGAAGTGCATACTAAGGTAGAACAGAATCAGTATATTGCAATAGCTACATTGATCAATGAAGTCGAACATTGTGCGGACGTTAATGAATTCTATAATCATTTAGAAAAAGAAAATAAAACTCTTGCTAATACACTAGATGAACAGACCATGAATATGGTAATTGGTTTGGCTAAGAAGCTATAATGGCTTATTATCCATATAGTGTTATGGATGGAAAAACTGTTGAAGAAATAATACAGTTTTTCCAAACACAACCAAAAGATAACATTGTGGAAACACACAATAATACATTTGAAGTAATCGATCTGAATGAACTGGAAGGTTCTTTTGGGTTTTGAAAAAGGAATAATATGAAAACAATAAAAAGTAAAACCAAAAAAGTAGTAAATGAAATCAAAATGTCAGTGCCTTCGCTTTAAGCGAAGGCACTGACCACTGGCGCCAAGGTAGGTATCGAATTCGAGCTAATATCCAGAAGTATGATTTTTCAGGTAGAACCAGATGAATACGACGAAAGTAACTGGTCCACCGAAATCAATTATTCGGACATGAATTCGATAACCAGTATGTCTGGTGTAGAGGAATGTTTTGACCTTACTAGGTCAGAACAATCTAGATTGGAATCTAGAATAGAAAAGTGGATAGACAGTAACAAAGACGAAAAAGTTTATGATTTTTTAAAAACACTAGACTTCGATGTATTTTTTGAAAAAGCCAAAGAACTATCCATATACGACGACGATAATGACGATAATGAAGATATAATACATCAAGCCAAGAAAGATTTTAGTAATGAAACCGGCGGCTATCATGAATTGGCCGAGGCGATAAAAGACGACGATAATGAGTTCTATAAACAGCTTGACGAATGGCCTCCGGGCGAAAGTGATTTTTTTGAAGAAATATGCAATAATGACGCCAGGGAATTGCACGAGGAATATCCAGATTTTGCAGTAAACGATAATTTTGTAGAACGGACATGGGAACCTCAAACCTCCGGTGAGAATGATTATAGTGAAGTATATAGAGCCTTGCGGAGATACGTTAATGGTGCCTCTGCGTGGGTGATAGAAGAGGATGGTAGTCTAGGCGAGAATGGTGTTGAAATAATATCTCCTCCTATAGATATTGCGGATATCGAATCGACTATAGAGGATATGCGAACCTTTGCCGAAGATGAAGATTTCACGACTAATGATGATTGTGGATTGCATATCAACGTATCTGTACCAAATTTCTCCCATAGCAATTTAGATTATCTCAAGTTATGTCTATTAGTAGGAGATCAACACGTATTGGAAAAGTTTGGTAGAGACACGAACACGTATTGCAAATCCTCTCTTGGAAAGATCCGTGATGTATTTTCGGCCGACTATATAGGACAATTTGCAAAGTCTAAAATTATAGACCATCTACATAATACTCTAAGCACGCAATCCGCTATTAAATTTTCTGACCTACGCACCCTTGCATTTGGAATAACTGCAAAATATTCATCTATTGGGATTAAAGATAATCGGATTGAATTCCGCTCAGTAGGTGGAGACTGGCTATCGAGAGATCCGACCGATGTATTGGAAATGGTATATAGATTCACATATTGCTTATATGCGGCATGCAATCCACAAGTAGAAAAGAAAGAATATGCTAAGAAACTATATAAGTTTTTAGGACAATTCTCTTCGGATACTTCTGCGCCCATGTTATCTAGTTTGGTGATATCTGGGGAGATGAACGCAAAGGAAGCAATTGCGAAAATAAAAGCAAAATCTAGCATAACTACGTAATAAAAAAGGAATAATATGAAAACAAGAAAATCAAAGTCTCACAAAACTACATTAAGTGAAATCAAAATGTCAGTGCCTTCGCTTTAAGCGAAGGCACTGACCACTGGCGCCAAGGTAGGTATCGAGTTCGAGCTGATCTCCGGTCGTATGACATTTGTGAATGACGAACCAGACCCAGATGATGATTCTAATTATACAGAACAACCACAATATCACCGTATGTCTTTAGAAAGTATGGATGATGTATCCACTTATTTTGAATTAACTAGAAATCAAGCAAGACAACTCCAATTCCGATTGGACGATTGGCTAAAAACTGATAGGAGATTTGGAATTGCTGCGCTTTTAAAGTTTGATGAATATTTTGAAGTTGGGCAATACCTTGATCTATATACCGAAGATGATAGTGAAATTGCTGAAGCCGACCTCGATGAGGGAGATAAAAACAAAAACTATAATCTCGTCTTCGATCATCTCATGGAAGATAATGACGATTATGAGCAATATGTTGGCAATTTGCCAACCGAAGACGGATTTTTTCATGTTGAATACAGATCGGACCCAGAACAATTTCACGACGAAATGGGATGCAGTGTTAAATCTGAGTATATAGAGCTAGAGCGGATGGACGATCATCAGTATAGTTCTACACCAAACTACTCTGAATTATATGGGGTATTTTATAAGTATATCGATGAGCGTGGATGGACTATCGAACCAGATGGGTCACTTGGCGTCGAAGGGGTAGAAATAATATCCCCACCTATAGATATTGCGGATATCGAATCGACTATAGTCAAAATGCGAGATTTCGCAGAACAAGAAGATTTCACGACCAATGATAATTGTGGCTTACATATCAATGTCTCTGTTCCTAATTTCTCACATGATAATCTAGACTATCTAAAACTATGTCTACTGGTTGGCGATCAACACGTATTGGAAAAGTTTGGTAGAGACACGAACAAATATTGTAGATCATCATTGGATAAAACAAAAGCCGCATTTTCTCAAAATTCAACTGATGCAAAAACAGAACTTACCACTAGAATAGCACGACATCTACAATCAACATTAGAGGCCCAAGCCACTATTAAGTTTGGGATTCTTACAAGATTGGTTGGTGGCTTAACTAACAAATATTCATCTATTGGTATTAAAGATAATCGGATTGAATTCCGCTCAGTAGGTGGAGACTGGCTATCGAGAGATCCTAATGATGTATTAGAAATGGTATATCGTTTCACATATTGTTTATATGCTGCATGCAATCCACAAGTAGAAAAGAAAGAATATGCGAAAAAACTATATAAGTTCCTACAAGCACAAACAGAAGAGAAGACTGCGCCCATGTTATCTAGTTTAGTGATATCTGGGGAGATGAACGCAAAGGAAGCACTTGCGAAAATAAAAGCAAAATCTGTGGCGTAACAATATTTTACAATTTCACAACAACTTTTTAGTTGTGTTTTCTCAATTTCTGTACTACAATTCATCCATTGAATCAACAACCCGGATGTTACCACAAATGCTCAAATCGAAAACCACCTACAAAGTCGTTGTGCAGTCTCTCTTTGGAAACAACAAGGAATTCGCCTATGATTCCGAAACCGATGCCCTGTATCGGTACTGCCGCACAAAGACCCCTTGGTTTGGTAGTGTGAAAATGTTCCGAAACAATGAAGTGAAAATGAAGAAGTAAACAAACCTCATTTCTGGGTTTGTATAGAAAAAGGACACCCGAGGGTGTCCTTTTTCTATTATCAATCAATTCTTAAGAATTAGATTCTTATCGAATTATAGATATTCAACAACAACAGTACCAGCACCAACAGTAGCGCCCGCAACGAATACCTTGATATCAGTTGGAGTAGCGTATAGCTTGCCGATTTCTACAGTGTAGATACCAGCGGCTTCTGCATCTAGGTCAGCGTTAGCAACTAGGTCAGCGGCGGCACCAGTGATACCAACAGTAACAGTAGCGCCAGCAGTGTAGGCAGAACCAACATATACCTTGATGCGATGTACGAAACCAGTTACTGAACCAACTAGAGTTTCAGCAGCAGTACCGAAAGCCTTGTAAACAGCGTGAGCTAGGTTAGGAATGGTAACAGCAGCGATAGCAGTGTCAACATATGACTTGTTGGCAGCATCGGAACCGGCAACTGGAGCCCCAACGTTGTTGATAGTAGCACCATTTACGTCTAGAGCACCACCAGCTACGCTGATTTGTGTACCAGAAATAGTGACTGAACCAACAGTTAGAGCAGTACCGTCAGTGCTTAGTGAAACGTTAGCAGCAGACTTTAGAAGACCAGTAGCATCAGCAAAAACAAGCTTCTGTGCAGTTAGACCCTTATCATAGATGTTGGCGAATGATGAAGCACCATTAGCGTCACGGGCTACGATAGTAGAAGCAGTTTCAGCAGCAGTAGAATCAAGAGTTAGTGTCTCGGTGCCTTGGACATAGGAAAGACCTAGACCAACAACATTTAGAGCAGTTTTCTTGGCTTCTAGAATGTCTAGACGACCATCAATGGCGACTTCAGCAGCAGTTGCACGAGTTACTCCAGCAGCTAGGTCAGTAGCTAGACCAGCAATCTGAGTAGTATGGGTGCCAACAGTAGTCTGAAGGGTAGTAACTGAAGTTTGAAGAGCAGTAACCGAAGTCTGTAGGGCGGCTTCAGCAGCAGTTGCACGAGTTACTTCAGCAGCTAGGTCAGTAGTTAGACCAGCGATCTGAGTAGTGTGAGTAGCTACAGTAGTTTGAAGAGCAGTAACAGAAGTCTGTAGCGCGGCTTCGGCAGCAGTGGCGCGAGTCACTTCGGCAGCAGTAGCACGAGTTGTTTCTACAGCGATAGCAGTAGTCATTTGACCAACAGTAGCAGCGTCAGTAGCAACTACGCCATCAGCAACGCCAGTGATCTTAGCACCAGACATTTGGACTTCGCCTGAACCGTTTGGATCAAGGATGATTGGACCATTGGTGTTGGTTGAAGAAATGGTGTTACCGTCGATAGTGATGTTACCGAAAACATTACCAGCAGCAGCAATTAGTTCACCATTAGCGCCGACCTTTACAGTCTTGCCGGCTTCAGCAGCAGCAAAAGCAGTAACAGTACCGGAAACAGTTACATTACCACCAACGTTTAGCCCGACTAGAGTGCCGACGGAAGTTAGTGAAGAATTGACTACGGCGCCACCTAGAGTGGTGCTTGATAGTACGTCAACGCCATTGATGCGATAAGCCTTGCCTAGGGCTAGGTCTAGGGATTCAGATGACTTCCACTCACCACCACCAGCAGCATCCCAAAGTAGGGTCTTGTCGGTAGTACCCATTAGGGTTATACCACCACCAGCAGCAGTAGTATCAGTGGCAGTACCACTTGATAGTACGCCTAGCTGAATGTTCTTGTCTTCTACTTTGATGATTTCTGTTTGTAGTTCGGTAGTGCCACCTTGAACGGTTAGGTCACCAGAAACTACTAGGTTCTTAGCCTTTATGTCAACGAAATCGTTGTCTTGTGCGTTACGGAAATGGAAGGCTGAACCATTCATTACAACGCGGGAACCATTCTTGCCAAATTGTACGTCATTACCAACGCCAACGATACCAAAGTTCTTAATATTACTCATATTTTATGACCTCTATATTAGATTTCAATTGCAACCACACTGTGTGGTTGCATACTACTATTTATGGTTAACCGCCATTAAAATAAACCCACCATTATTATGCAAAAAATAAAATACATTGCTGGTGGCGACACACTTATATTAAACAGTGATGGCGCCCCAATATCAATAATACCGAATCTTTCCACATTATCTTGGGACGATGCCATTATGAAAGTGATGTCTGGCAAGGTAGATGTTCTGGCGACATACGACCAAGTAGTTCGTTCAGAAAATACAGAAATGAATATACCTGCTGTGGTAATATCTAGAAAATGGTGTGCGAATCCAAGAACAATTAGTTTTTGTCCAAAATTTGTTTTTCTTAGAGATGAATACCAATGTCAATATTGTGGAAATATATTCCACCCAGACCTATTGACTATGGATCATTACATACCGAAATTGAACGGTGGTCCGAAAACTTTTGACAATATAGTTTCTGCATGTGCTCCTTGCAATTCTAAAAAAGGACACCAACTACAACAACCACTAAATAAACCATACACCCCGACATATTATGACTTGGTGAACAAACGAAGAAAAAATCCAATTATAGTAAATCATGATTCTTGGAATTTTTATTTGGGATGGAATGCCTCGCTAGTTAAAATCCAGAATTGGGTTTGCCAAACCAAGTATTGAATATGTTCACTAAGAATTGGAAAACATATCTTAGAGTTTTGACATAAAAGCAAAATACTCTTACAATTCATTTATCAAATCAACAAACCCTTTTAACCTATAAGGACTAATAAAATTATGACTGAACAAGTTACCTCAACCGAAACCCAAACCGAAACTGTCGCTACTGCTACACTTTCCCATGCCGACCTACAAAATGCGGTTGCGATTATCGATCATGCTGCAAAAGAAGGCGCATTCAAGGGCTGGGGCGATATGTATGCTGCCCGTGTAGTTCGCGACAAGCTATTCGCCTTTGTAGAAGCCAATCGTCCTGCTGTAGAGACCGCAACTGCTGCCGAAGCAGAAGCCGCAGCAAAGGCTGAAAATGATGCCGTAGTTGCGGAAGTTGGCCCATCGGCATCAAAGGGCAAGCTCAAGACTGTCCGTAAGGGCTAAGTAAACTAGGATTGGGGTATATACCCCAATCCTAAACTCATTTAAATAATCAACCAATATAATCGAGAAATACAATTATGCGAATCAACAAACATTATGGCCGCCTAGTAAGTACACAATCACCAGTCGTTGTTCTATTCATGGAACTAGCGGATGAACCAGACAATTGTCTATATGTGGATTGGAATATTATCAACACCGCATTCCAATCAGAACTTGCACAAATAGCAACTAGTGATCAAGGCCAAGCAGCATATGATCTTGGTCCTATCCTAGCTAATGTCAAGATGGATCAAAACAAGAATCTACTTCAGGTTCTTCATGAACATCGACTAATTAGTAAGACTAGTCATGTTAATGTGGAAATGCAAAGTTCATATGACACCTACATGAATCTGGCTACTATAGTTTCTGCAGTCCGCGACATCCGGAATACAGAACAAGCAGAAACTAAGGTAGAAGCAAACGTAGAATACAAAGTTGTTACTGCCCCAACTTCAACCGTAACTAACGTAGAAGCGGGTACTCCATTCCGCGAACCAGTTGTACAAACTCAAAACGTTGTACACCTTGAGCAAAAAGTAGAAGCAATGGCCGATCAAATGGCGCAAATGCAAGCTATGATGGCTCAACTAGTGAATACACTAACTGCACCAAAAACTGTAGTAAGTGAATAAATGAAAAACAGGACAGAAATATTTCTGTCCTGTTTTTTTATTATAGGTCTTATACCTAACTAAGATCTATAATCCACACTTATTGGAGCAACAATCATGCCTCGCAGAATAACAAATATCATAGATGATATAGACATAATGCTTATACCAACCAAATATATTATCTCGGTTGATATAAAGCTGTTAGGAGCGGCGTATCCAATCCACCTGTCTGGTGAAGAGTTTGACGATATCAGAAAAACAAAAGAAGATTTTATTCAACACATATCCGGTAGGTTGAACATAGGTTTATTTCAAAAAGATGTGGAGAAATACTCAACCTATTCTTACGAATAATTATGAAAAAATATAAAGATTTACAAATAAGTGCAATATGCGCCATAGATGACGATAATGGTATAGGGAAAGACAATTCGATACCTTGGTATAATCCATCAGATTTGAGATTTTTTAAGTCATTTACGATAAACAAAATAGTAGTGATGGGAAAGAACACTTGGATATCTTTACCAAAGAAACCATTACCACAAAGAATCAATGTAGTAATATCATCTAGTGCAGATTTCGCAATCACACCAGACAAAATATTTTCAAATCTGGATTTGGCACTGTCTAGTTTGCATTCAGAACATCCAAAAAAAGAAATAGTAATAATTGGTGGATCTCAACTATATAAATCGGCAGAACCATATATTGACGAATTTGTAATAACGCATGTGACCGGATCACACGATTGTGATACTTTTCTAAATGTGGATTTTTCAAAATACAGTTCTTCACCAATGAGGTTTGAAGACCTAAATATCACATCCTATAAGAAGTGATCAATTATGGCTGTTATATTTTCTGGTTTTAGCACAAAAGCTTCAAATTCAAATTTTAAATTGTATGATGAGGCTTTAATTCGACAAGATTTAATGAATCATTTTATGACTAAGAAAGGTGAACGAATACTACGTCCAAAGTTCGGATGTGATATTCACAAATACGTATTTCAACAGGCAACCGCTTCTACAAAAAACGGAATAATGCTTGCTGCAAAAGAAGTATTTGACTCAGACCGGCGAGTAGAAGTCAATGATATCGAGGTTACACATACCAACAATCTTATTGTGGTATCTGCACTTTTAAAATTAAAAGTAATAGATTCCGAAATGCAATTCATAATAAACTTTAATGAAAAAGAAGTGTTTTGATGAAAAGCAATTACTACAATAATTTAAAACAAATTATAGAAGAAGATTCTAAGGAAACACAAGCAATGATTGTTTCCTGTAGAAAAACAAAAGAAAAACTAATTCAGAAATATAAATTCGTAAAACCAAAACCACAACCACAACAATGAAAAAAGCCCACTAAGAATATTCTTAGTGGGCTTTTTTATTATCCTAAAATTTTATGTAGTCGTTCCGGAGTTGGCATCCGTATTGTCATCCCGGCTACTAAATCTCTAGTTGAGTCTCTAACCGTATCTATATTACAAATAGTTATTACCCACCAATATGCTGGGGTGTCATATAATGTTTCACTTAATATGGTTGGTCTATATTCGGTTTCTGAAGTCACTACCACAAACATGTCTGACTTATCTTCTGGTATATATCGCGGTTGCATTGGCCGCAAATACCAATTTGTTTGTTTAGTAGAAAAATACGGCGAGTTTGCTTTATATTCTGCCATTTATATCCATCCTTTAGATTTGCGCATTAGTTCGCCTGTTCTGAATTCATCTAAATTGAATTCTTCTCGTAGTCGTCTAGGAGTATTTTGAACAGTCAAATCTAATACCAATGTTAATTTTTTCGGAACCTTAGTCACATATCCTTGGCCATCTACGACATCTATCATATCAAGGTCATTTTCAAATGTAAAATTATACCCAGCAACAATTACTGGTAGGTGATCATACATATATTTTCCATAACCAGATAGATTCATCATTGGTGGCGGAAGTCCAGCCTTCGCAGTATCTTTTTTACCAAAATGGCTTTTTGTTAATACTGTCATGAAGTGCCTTACTGCCAACATATATTCGGCATCATACTGTGTTTCTACTATCAAGTCACCAGTTATGTTTATCTTTGTAGACCCAGTGGTTTTATATGAGTAATAATCTTGATTGCTACTAACCAATTGCATCTGCGCATATTCAGCAGTTTGTGACTCGGTTATGGTTGGCGTATATGGAAATACTATACCTTGAGTCGCATGTAATATAGTAAGAATATTGTTGAACTTATCTGGGTATCCATATATTGCATTTTCTTTTCCGCGTGGAGCAAATAGCCTTACTTTCGTATCTTGTTTAATTGAGAATGAATAATTATTTTTTCTTAATGTTTCACGCTCTTTTTCTATATCAGCAATGGTATTTGATTTTTGCGCAAATGGACTTTGAAATGTTTCAGTAGATGGCAATCCAAGCTCGGCCTCCAACGATTTTATCGCATCGACTTTCCCATATGGAGAAGTATCGGCAGCATTGAATACATCGTTGTTTATGGACTGTTCTACTTGCTCTATAGCAAATTCATTTGCGGATTGGGTAGAATATTCATTAGCTGGTAGATCCGTAACTGATATTTTTGCTGGATTATCTATACTTGATATTACAACGTCTGCCGGAGCAGTGTACGAATCTGGTGTGGTTGATGATTGTACCCCAGTTTGCAATGGTCTCCCGGTTATTACAGGATTAGCAGATTCTTGTTGATACGTAGTTACTACTGACCCATCTGCATTTTCTACAGTGACTGGTGTGACTGGCTTACTATCTTCCCAATTATTCAATACATATTTTTTAAATTCAGTATCTCCTAGTTTTTCTTGCAAGGTTGCCAAACTAGCCATATCAATTGGTGCAGGGCCTACAAAATCAGAAGACTTCGTAGGATCAATCGTTACCTTAGCAGTTGTTCCAAATATTTTCAAATCACCAAATAGTCCCATGATATTTTCTCATTAGTAAATACTTTTATATTTAGACTAAACTACGGAATTTTATGCCATATACAGTATCTACAAAATTAGGAAGTGCTTACTTAGAATCGTTTGCGATAGCGGATGGCACAACCAATACTACTTCTACTTCTATACCTTTAATTGGTTCGTCAGCCCCTCCGGGATATGCTAAGGACATTGCCAAATCTCTAGTAACTATTCTAAGTAATGGGGCTTCCAATCTTATAGATAGACCAACCAATGCACTTATTGGACAAGAATGGTTTGACTTCTCAAATAAAACAATGATGGTTTATACTGGGGCATCCACTGGTTGGAAAAACATGCTAACCGAAGGTTCTACCAATCTTATTATAACTCCAACACAAGGTGGACTTGGATTTGCCCCTACATCGGCGAGTGCTGGGTATGTAGTAAGAGTAAATTCTTCTGGGTCTGGTTATGAATTGGCTCCGGGTTCATTTGTTAGAACAGATGCATCTTCTTCTCCGCTGGCTGATAATACACATAGTATAGGATCATCTACTGCAAAATATAAAGAAATATTCGCAACTACATTCAATGGAAATGCACTTACTTCAAGTAAATTAGCAACTGTTCGGGCAATAACCCTAACCGGTGATATTGCCGGAACTGTAAACTTTGATGGCTCTGGTAATGTTAGTATGCCAACTACTCTAGTTGGTGGGCAACTATCTGCTTATATAAGACGAACTGGAGACACTATGGACCCGAATTGTCCATTGGTTGGTGGAATAGGGGTAAGTGGTGGATTTATATTTCCACAGAATGCATATGGTGGTTCTGGTGATTCTGCAGGTATGCAATTGGTGCAACGCGGCGGAGAAGATACTGTATTGAGTATCTTCAATCGAAATGACCCATTAGATTCTATACAATTCAATAGTGGTTATTTTGAATTTTATGGAATGTCTGCGGATGGGGTCAATAGTTCTCTGAGAATGTTATTGACTAAGGATGGGCGGCTTGGTATAAACACAACTGACCCAGCTACAGAGTTAGATGTCAATGGTGGAGTAAAAGCAATTACTGTACTCGCCAACAATGCGACAATAACCTCTCTAGGATTTACCAATGCGGCGGGCACTGGTGGTCTTACGATCGATGGTAATATATTTGCAAAAACTAGAATAGACACTCCTACCGCAAGTGTTACCAATTTTACGGCCACTAATCTAGTATCATCCACATCCACTACATTGAATGGGACAACCAGAATAGAAGGAAACCCCACAGTAACTGGTACCTTATATGCAGGTGATGTGAGTGTTAGTGCTTCTGATAAAAAGTTAAAAACAAATATACAACCAATACAAGATGCATTGGGCATGTTGAAGAAATTTACTGGGCACACTTATGACTTTGATTTGGAAAAATGCGCAGAATATGGATTTGTTCCTACGAAAACACATGAGCATGGCCTAATAGCCCAAGAAGTAATATCTGCCCTACCGGATGCGGAAATAAACAATGGCCAGTATTTGAATTACCGTGACCGACCGGTGCTGGCTTTAGTGGTTTCTGCAATAAATCAATTAGATATGAAATTGGAAGAAATAAAGAAAACTTTAGGAATATAATATGGCATTATCTACAAAAACGGCAGGAGAAACTATTTCTGCATTAAATGACTTATCTAAAATTGGATATGGAACTGATGGAAAAATACTACTATCGAATTACAGCACAGCAAATGCCAATTCTAAGTTTTTACACCAAACTACAAATACTACTTGCGATACCACATTCCTCAAAGAAGGAAATAACAGTATAAACCAAGTATCTGCAAAAAGCGCAATGAATCAAATAAGTATGAAAAATTTATTTGGTTTGCGAAATAAAATGTGGTGTGGTATGGTTCCAGATGAACAAAATGTAGCTGCTGGCCCGGGTGATAAATTTTCAGGAACAAATGTGAATTGTGTGGAAATACCCGCAGGAGTTTCAGTAATTGATACCTTTTTGGTTGGTGGTGGTGGTGGTGCTGGTGGGAGAGATTCCGATATGCACGGCGGAGCTGGTGGTTCTGGGTGTGTTGTTTCTACGCTGTGTGACCTTACTCCATTTGGTAATTTGGACAAGCCACGTAAAATAATTACAGTTGCTGGTGGCGGTGGATATTTTGGCAGTACCGGCACTAACACCGGAGGACTCCCGGGTAGTGGATTGGCTATGGTTGATCAAGATCCTGGGGCAGGTTGGGGAGAAATGCAAAACGTGTGTGTTACTTTTCCATATAGTCACCAAACAGATGCTAGATTGGGATTACATGGATGGTCTATAGATGGTTATGTGGAATTTAACATAATTCTATACTTCTATGGCGATTTGGCTAAAAAACAAAATTACTACTTTAAAGGCCGAGCAGATAATTTGGCAAAAGTATTTGATGTTACCGTGCCAGCAAATGCAACTAAACTTAACGCTGGCGATGTTACGAATCCTATTTTATCGGTAGATATAACCGATGCTAAAGTTAATACTATGACCAGATGGGTAGTTGAAGGAAATGGACCCAATGTATCATCAAATATTAGGGTATTGCGTGTTCTATTAGCAAACATCCACGGTAATAGCCCAACCCACTTTGCATTTAAGCTTTATGATGACTCTGGTAATGAGGTGTGGAATACCCGCAAACGTGATGGTATTGGTTTCCTGAATTTTCCACATCAAGGCGGAAGAGGTGGAACTTCTGGCAGACGAGGAACATCTGGTGGTGGTGGTGGTGGTGGTGCATCTTTTGTTGCCATAGAATCC